TTATATTTTCTTCCAGTCACTCCAAAAGTCCCAAAGTTGTCTGATATAAAAATTTTGCGGCCATGCTTCAGCACACAATTGAAATCCAACCGAATCGGTGATTATTGTAAGAATACAGCCATGCGCAGCAGGATAATTATATTCGTTGTAATTCTCTTGATGATAACGATAAAAGCCATTAGGCAGATTATCAGCATTTATATTATTATTGTCAGATATAAGCCCAGAAAGGTTTTTTAAATCAGAGGTGCCCATAAGACCTTTATACTCATTAGTAGCTGTAGCCATATTTATTCTTATTAGTTCCACCAAATCTGCTTTGGCTATTTTCCCAAGGCTCCCATCTGCTAATACTACTGTTATATATGCAGCATCCTTAACCTGTTGTACTTCATCAATTTTTATATCTTCTGCCATACCTTGCATATTTTAGGGGCATCTGATATAAGTTTTGCTTACACAGATACTATCCTTACTTTTACAAGCAAAAATGATTTACGCTTACATCAGAGTATCAACAGACAAACAAACTGTTGAAAACCAACGCTTCGAAATTGAGAAGTTTGCTCGTATTAGAGAATTGAACATTGATAAATGGATAGCTGAAACTGTGTCCGGCACAAAGTCTGCCAAAAAACGAAAACTCGGTCCACTTATTAAGAAATTAAAGAAAGGAGACACCCTTATTGCATCGGAAATCAGTCGTCTTGGGCGTCGATTAATGGAAGTCATGTCTATTCTAAACACTCTTATGCAAAAAAACATAACGGTACTAACAGTGAAAGAAAAATATGAACTGGGTAATAATATTCAGTCACAAATTCTCGCATTCGCTTTCGGACTATCCGCACAGATAGAACGTGATTTGATTTCACAGAGGACGAAAGAAGGTCTTGCCCGACGCGTGGCTGAGGGGCAAAAATTAGGTCGTAATAGAGGTGGGCATAATTCGCATTATAAACTGACAGGAAAAGAACCTCTTATAAAAACAATGCTTGAGTATGGATATAGTAAAGCAGCTATCTGCAGGAAGCTGAAATGTAATCCTAAAACACTTAATGAACACTTAAAAAGGATGGATTAAAATTCAGTACTTTCTCTTATATTTGTAGCTGTATAGAACTGCTGACTGTTTTTGGGGGGAACAATAAAAAAAGCCCCCGGCCCGTTAATATAGACGCCAATCATTTATTAACAATGCGAGCGAACCCGCACGACCGGGGGCATAGACCCTCTGTCGCAGGTCCGCTTTTCGCATTATTAATAAATGATTGGCATTGCAAAGATATAATTTTTTATTGTATGAAAGTGATTGAAATATTAAACTTTAATCGGGAACTGTTGAAAAGACTCCAAACAGCAGGCATTCGTTTGGAGGATGCTTACTATATTGATCTATACACTGACTATACTCGTCTTTTGGAGCAGGGGGAGAAAGTCTCATATACTGTGGCCGTATTGTCTGAAAAATATTCGGTGAGCGAGCGTAAGGTTTATGCTTTGGTGAAGCGTTTTCAAAGCGACTGCAAAATGACTGCAGTATAAACTAACCTTGATATTATACCCGGTTGTGCAGTCCGTACTACCTTTACCAAAAACTCTAAAATATTAGTTATGGGAAAGTATACGTATAAGCCGCAATATGGTATTATTGTCATTTGCGCAGATGAGAAAGAACAGCGGGCTATTTATGAACGCTTGAAAGCTGAAGGTTTAACTTTAAAGGTAGTAAATGTATGAGGATAGAGGTGCAACACCATTGTAGCGATTTTGACAGCTACCGGGCTGCAAGGGTGAAGAGTCTTTTTAATGCGGAAAAAGGCTGTGACTGGGAAAAGGTAGTAGAACTGCCCATTGAAGATAAAGAGTGGCAGATAGGTTTGATTGTAGGGCCATCCGGTAGTGGAAAAACCAGTATTGGGAGTATGATATTCAATGAGCCGATTTATGATCTTTATTCCGGGTGGGATAAAGACAAACCTATTATAGACTGTATAGCTCCCGATGGGGATTTTAACACGGTAACAGGAATGCTTTCCGCCGTAGGGCTTGGTGATGTCCCGGCATGGCTCCGGCCTTTCCAGGTACTAAGTAATGGAGAGAAATTTCGCGCCGGTTTAGCTCGTTTGGCGTGCGAACGTCCGAAACACGCTGTTGTAGATGAATTTACATCCGTAATTGACAGACAGATAGCTAAAGTCGGAGCGGCAGCTTTCTCTAAAACATGGAGACGCGGTAGCGGGAAAATTGTTCTTTTGTCCTGCCATTATGATATTATTGAATGGTTACAACCTGATTGGGTATACGATACTGCGGAGGCACGCTTTTACGAGCGTGACTGCCTTCGGCAACGTCCAAAACTCGAACTTCAAATTTATAAAGTCCGGGGAACTGTATTCCCAAGGCTGTTTAAGCAGCATTATTATTTAGATTTGCCCTTTCCTGTAGCTGCCGAATATTTTGTAGGATTTATTAATGGAGAACCTGTTTGCCATTTGGCCGTTACTCCATTGTTTACAGCGGGCGCATATCGTTCTACCCGTCTGGTGGTTATGCCTGAGTGGCAAGGAATAGGCGTTGGAACAAAGTTCTTGGCAGCAGTCTGCGAGTACCATTTGCAAGGTAGGGGACGTTGTGGGAAACAACTACCTGTATTTTTCCATACTTCCCATCCGCAACTATGTAGCGCGTTGCGGCACTCAAAGAAATGGATTCAGACTGCGGCGCACCTATATGGAGATAATAAATCAAAGAGCATAAGTTCGTTTGCGAAGTCTATGAAGAGAAAAGGAAAGTCCGATAAATGTGTTACCGGATATGGCGGTCATTTTCGGGCGGTACAAGCATTTAAATATATAGGAGAAAATGATAGTAAAAATATTAGGTAATATAGATACGCCTGCCTATAAGGCTGCTGAAGACTGTGTACGCAAAAAAAGGCATTGTGTATGGCGTTCTGGTGCGAGTGATTTGGCAATAGCTCCACTTTTGACAGAAAAAGTACCATCTGAAGCATTGAAGGAACCACTTTATGGAACACTGATATTTCATCCCTCACCGCTCCCCTGGGGACGCGGTGCATCTTCCATAAAGTGGGCATATAAACGTAACGAACCTATAACAGCCGCCACTTGGTTTTGGGCTAATGACGGATACGATACTGGAGATATTTGTGAACAGGAGATAGTTAGAATAGACTATTCTTTGCGTCCACGTGATTTCTACGCATACGATATACTTCCGGCTATGATACGAACGTTAAATCGCTGTTTGGATAATATTCAAATGGGATATATAAGAAGAATTCCCCAAGTGGAACGTTATTCAAGTTATGACAAACGAACATAATAGTTTCCTGAAGATATACAAAGATACTAACTTTATATGATTTGAGATCTTTTTAAATACTCTTTGAGAGCCCTTTCAATAGTGTTGGAAAATGAATAAAAAATCGCAATTCGTTTTGTGTTAACAGGTGCAAAACGCTCACAAAGTGATTTGGGAAAGCATCACAAAACGTTTTGCGGTTTATAATCATTACGAAGTTAACATCGTATGGCTTGTTGTATTAACTAACATAAGCAAATAAAAAAGGCAGCTACTTCATTAGTAACCGCCTAATTCTCAGACAGAGCGGAAAACGGGACTCGAACCCGCGACCCTCAGCTTGGGAAACTTAATTTATCAGTAATTAACTATTTGTAATTCAATTAATTATTATCTATATAAAAACTATTTGCATACAATTTGCACAACAAGTTCTATATTTAGCCTTATTCAACAATGCCCTACCCTTCAAATCCTCTGCTAAAAAACATTTCTTTAATACATTCCGCCTTCTCTTGAACATCTTGGCAGCTATTTCTATTTACAAGGATATAGGAACTTACGTTTTTATATTCGATGTGTTCAAACATTTTTCTTCCGAATAAGTTCAAGGCTATATTTTTATATATTCTGAACCTTTGATTGTTTGCCCTGCTTTCCACCTTGTCGCTTTCTATATCCATACTTTCCGCTCCATTTACAGCAAAAGAGAAATTAGGGTATTTCTCTATAATTATGGGAATAATTGATGCGCAAGTAACGAATATTCTCATTGCGCCCCTATAATCGTGAGCCTTAACAATTCTATTATATTTATTATCTAATTTCCTATCTCTTGCAGCATAGAATTTTATTGCAAAAACATCTTCATAAGCTTCTGCTCGGATTATATATTTTAACCTTTGATACTCCTTTGTCCTATCAGTATAAAATTTATATATCAATGAAAAATCAAAAGCGTCCCCCTCTTTAGGAGACGCTTTCTGTATATATTTTAATTCAAATGGTTGGATTCTATCGAACATTTACATAATCATTTTTGTATTGGTCGAAATAAAACAGCATGTTTCACTAACAATTCTTCCTCTACCAGCGATTTCACGTAAAGGAACATGTTTTACTTCGCTTCTTAAAGTCCATCCTAATCTATCGCCTTTAGTTTTTACTTGGCGATTTTTTGTAGTAACTTTAACTTTCTTGTTTTCTATAACACTTCCCATACTCTTTGATACAATGATACTACTGCAAAGTAAAGCAGAAATAAGGATGTAACCAAAATGTGAGACAGATTTATTTGTAATTTAGACTGGTTATAAATAAATTTTATACCTTCTCTATTGTTGTTTTAATAGATATTGGCATCCCGCAATGCGGACATAAGTCGTTCTTTGCCTGTCTGGCTATTTCTTCCGGGGATGCGAAGAGTTGCCACATGGGGACGTTTAGGGCGGTGGCTATCTTTTCAAGGGTTGGATATGATGGTTTACCATTTACTATTTGTACAAGTCCAACTCTTGACATACCTAACAAATCTGCAAATTCTTGTTGGGTATATCCCTTCTCTTTTATGAGTTCTTTAATTCTATGTTCCATAATTGTGTATTTAATTATAATGCAAATATACACCACAAAGAAAAATGTAAATTATCCACTTTACTAATTAACGTTAATGAATAGCATATTGTTTGCTAATCATATTGTATATGTAAATTATATACTATACATTTGCATCATCAAAGTTAAACAAAAAGCTATAAGATATGAAACGCTACAACTTAAGCAAGATAATGAAAGAAGCCCATCAGATTAAGAAGTACATGAAACTGTATTCCCTTACTCATGGAGTAAAGAATTGGGCGGACTGCCTTAAACTTGCCTGGGTTAACGAAAAGAAGCGTGCGTCTGATGAGGACACGAAAAACGCAGAAAAAGAAGCGATGAAAGTTTCTTTAGCCGAACCCGCAAGACGCAGCGCTCATGATGATTTATCAATCCCGACATCCGCTTACTATACCAATAACAATAAAGGACGCTTCGGTTCTCATTACGTAGGTGACTAATTTAATATATTATATCATGGAAGAAAACAGACAACTTGTAGGCAATATTTGCGCCTCGATTGAAGAACTTGGTAATGTGATAGTAGATAACGTAGCTGCATCACACAAAGATTATGAAATAATGATTGCTTCTTTGGATAATTCGATAGCTGAAATGAAGAAGAGATTAGGAATAATATTGCCACGTAAACAAGCATAGATGCACGTTGAGGTTCGACCAGCGAAATCACGTTATGATGCCCCGTCAGCAATACGGCTGGCGGGTTTCTTGAATATCAATTATTCATTGTTCATAAGAGGGGCACATTTGCACCTATATTTTAATAGGAAAAACATAACTCTTAAACATTACTTTTTGAGAATTATTGCTATATTTGCAGTGCATTGGGTTGTTCTTATGGAAATTAGAATTAATCAGAGGATTAAGATATAGAAAGCTGTGTAGGTCACAACCCCCTGCATGGCTTTCGCCTTTTTATCTCCGTATAAAGAAATACGGTACATCCTCGAACGAAAAGACTTTATTATGGACAGCATTCAAATTTTTAAGAATGAGGCTTTCGGTGAAGTTAGAGTAGCCGGAACAAGTGAAAAACCTTTATTTTGCCTTGCAGATGTTTGCAAATCTTTAGGGTTGCGAGTAGATGCAGTGCAATCAAGATTATCAGATGCCCCCATTCGGATTGGGGTCACTGATTCGCTTGGAAGAGAACAGCAAATGAATTTCGTTAACGAAAAGAGCTTGTACAAAGTTATCATGCGTTCAGACAAGCCGCAAGCAGAACCTTTTCAAGACTGGGTATGCGGTGAAATCCTTCCTTCAATCCGCAAACACGGCATATACGCCACTGACAATGTTATAGACCAAATACTGAATAATCCGGATTTCGGTATTGAACTTCTCACTAAGTTAAAAGAAGAACGGTCGGCACGCATCGAAGCGGAAAAGCAAGTAGCTGTGCTTACTCATGTTAATAAGACCTATACATGCACGGAAGTAGCTAAAGAGTTGGGGCTTAAATCGGCAATTGAACTCAACAACCGTTTAAAAGAACTTGGTGTACAGTATAAAGTTAATCAGACATGGGTTCCATACACTAAATACGCAACTCTTGGTTGGTTTGATATAAAGCAAGAGGTTGCCGACAACGGTCATATTATCTACCATAGAAAGATTACCGGAATTGGCAGACAAGGCATAATCAACCTTATTAATTCTTAGTTGATAAATAAAGGGGCAGCAATTGCCTGCTACCCCTTCGGGTCTTAACCTCTGCGAACCTTAATTACAGTCCGCCGGATTTTAATCCGGGTGGTGGTTTTGACCCTTACAGTAATTCTTGCCATAAGCGTTAATTATAATGTTAAACATTGGATAATCTCAGCCTTATCCGTCAGGCGATTTCTTTCCTCTATGGCAACAGATTATAGAAATCGGGCAAGTATTACTGTTTATTTGGAAATTTAATGACAGGTGAATAGCTCAAACTTTCAACTCCAGTCTCCCCTATCGTATTGAGAATTTCCGTTTGAATTATTCCTCTTCTTTGATAAACCAATGGCTTCTGTAACGATCTTTACACGATACCCGCCTTTGCTTCCCTCGCTAACATTATATATTTTCTCCTTCATTTCATTTGCTTCCGCTTCTGTTAAATCACAGATTGTCTCATTTGTAATGACGGAAGATGTTTTTTCAGAACCATTGTATATGGTCGTCATAACCCGTATCTGAAAATTCCAACAATATTTAGTTTCATCTGTATCATCGTCCTTTGAGCACCCTACAAGTAACAAAAATATTGCCATAAAAAATAAGATTTTCTTCATAATGTGTTTAATTGATTATATGATTTTTATTGTTTTCTAATTTGGAGATAAATTTACTGACACGTATTCTTGTTTGCACGTTTTTCCTCTTGCTTTTTCTCATATTCTTTCGCTTCTTTCTTTTTTTGGGCTAATATTTTATAGCACTTATCAATAGATTTCGATTTAAATTTTATTTTATCAATTTCTGATTCTATACTATCAATTGTTCTAATATCATTCCCCAAACCCCATAAATAAGATTCTATAATTTCTAAGAAATATGCCGCTTTTTCCTCTGTGAAGTTTAGATTTAAAGCTGCCACACAAGTCCTCACCGTCGGAAAGAAAGCATTCCCATTACCACTTATCCCGTTACTGTATCCTCTATAAAACATATCCTCGGCAATGGCATCCCGGCTACTATTCGACATCATAGCTATTTTCTTATCAACATCAATCGTTTTATAGATTTGCCATGCAACTAAGAAGCCAACCAATAGAGCCAAAAGTCCAACAATTACTCCCATATAATCAAAACCTAAACTTTCTCTTGGATAAGCTCGGCATAAAGCAAATATTGAAAACACAAGAGAAATACCCAATATACTATATATTATAATACGTTCAAATTTCCCCATATCATTATTCTTTTTATTATAGTTTAATTTCTTCGCTATCCATATCGAAAGAATATTCCTTAAATTCATATTCCCTATTTTTAGTTTTGCTATTCCCATAATGTCTATATCAAATTACATGTTTACATTAAAGGAGACAAGATAGAGCAAACCTTTATTGTTAACTCTATTGTTTCTAAACATTGTTTAATTCTTTGTCTAACATCTTCCTCTTTCGTTTCTTTCAAAATAGAATTGAGCGTCGCAATCATTATCTCCATTTTCTGCAACAAAATGGTTTCGTGCATAACAAACCCACCGAATCTATGTAAATCATATAAATCAACGGTTATATTAAACACATCTCCATATCCATTTTTATTTGGTCTTTCTATTAATCTCATCCGAAGCAATTGATTGATTATTCCCTCAAATTGCTGCTTGCTAATGTTTAAATCTTCTACTTTTTTATACTCGATGCAAACCTTCATATCTTTATCTGTATCGAATGAAATCATCCTGCTTATGATTTTGTCTTTTATTTCAGGAGTAATTTCAGATACATATTCTTTTGTTTGTTTAGCCATGTTTCTGCACATAGTATGTTTATCGTTTTATAAAATCAGAAAAGTCACATAAAATCTCATACTCTTTTCCATCTACCATAATAATACGACATGTTGTAGCATGGTCTTCAATAGCTCTAACTTGATTCATATTTATAGCTACGCTCCGTTCAAATGTAGTCTTATCCCCTATCTCTCGAATTGTAAATATTGAAAAGTTAGAATTAGGGAGATTTACATTATCCGCTCTTTCCTCTTTTAACATGCGACCTTCTCCACGCATAAGCCATTCGGCAGAAATCATAGGATTTGCTATAAGTATTTTTTGCAACGTGTCAAATCTTGGGGCATTATTTCCATCCACACAAGCTTTTAATGTTGGTTGAGATACACCAATCATTGAAGCATAAGAATTTACAGCCTTTCCACTCTCATCTACAATCATTTTAATTCTTTGATTAATAGTTGTTTCCATAATTTCATTATTTAGAATTAAACTAAATAGAGGAAATCCTATAATATTTAATAGTTTTTCTTATTATAATTATAGGAAAACCTATATATTTGCACTGTGATTTAAATCAAACCATAAATCACGAGTGAAAAATTAAAGAAATAAACAAAGGTATTTTATTTAGTTTACAAATGGAGAGAATTATAGTTAAAAGAATTAAAGGTCGGGAACTTTCCGATACATTGCGCTCAATGAAAGTAGGCGAAGAACTGACTATCAAAGAGAAAGATTTTCGTCCTACGAGTGTTTTCAACGCATGCTATCGGCTGAAAAAAGAAGGGTTCTTGTTTTCGTGCTCTGCGAAAAAAAATATTGACGGAAGTATAGTAACAAGATTAAGCTAAGGAGGAATATAAGGTTACAAGAAGTTGTGAAGTAAAATTTCGATTACTGCAATAGTAAATAAATATAAAATTATGAATAGCTCATTATTAACAGATGGCTACAAATTAGACCATCGCAGACAATATCCGAAAGGTACGGAATATGTGTATAGCAACTGGACACCGAGAAGCAACCATTACTTGCCACAAGCGAAAGGCGCAGTAGTGTTTGGTATTCAGTACATGCTGATAAAGATTTTCGTTGAAGAATTTGGCAAAAACTTCTTCGACATTAAAAAAGAAGTGGCTGTGGAGAGTTTCAAGCATCGTGTAGATACATTTTTGGGCACAGGAAACGGTGTTGGCACGGAACATATAGCCGCTTTGCATGACTTGGGTTATCTCCCAGTAAGGGTGAAAGCGTTGCCTGAAGGTGAAATTTGCCCGATTGGCTGCCCGATGCTTACCATCGTAAACACGCATCCCGATTTCTTTTGGGTGACTAACTTTCTTGAAACGATAATGAGTTGCGAACTGTGGCTACCCATGACGAGCGCGACTATCGCGCACCTTTATAAGAAAGAACTGAAAAACCATGCGGAAAAGACTGGATTTGATGGCATTGACTTCCTCTGCCACGACTTTTCGATGCGCGGCATGGGTGGTGTAGAAGCGTCAATATTGAGCGGAATGGGGCATTTGACAAGTTTCTGTGGAAGCGAAACCATACCTGCCATTGCAGCAGTAGAAAAATATTACAACGTAAATGCGAAAGATTACCTGATAGCCGCCACGATTCCGGCAACAGAACATAGCGTTATGTGCGCAGGTGGCATGGAAGATGAGTTCAGGACATTTGAAAGACTTATCACAGAGACTTACCCGAACGGGTTCGCTTCCATTGTGTCCGATACTTGGGATTTTTGGAAAGTCATTACGGAATACCTTCCGAAGTTGAAAGACGCCATTATGGCAAGAGACGGCAGACTGGTTATACGCCCCGACAGCGGCGACCCCGTGAAGATTATCGCAGGATATACGGCAGAAGAAGTGAGGGAATATTACAGCGATTTCGGTTGTGAACCAATTGGCAGAATCCTTCCTGAATATGAGATTAAGGGTGCATACGAGTGCCTGATAGAACTATTTGGACATACATTTACCGACAAGGGGTATAAGATGCTCGACAGCCATATAGGGATGATATACGGCGACAGCATCACGATGGAACGTCAAAAGGAGATTTACCGCAGGCTGGAAGCGAAAGGAATCTGTGCAAGCAATCTTGTGCTTGGAATAGGCAGCTATACCTACCAATACAAGACACGTGACAATCTTGGCTTTGCTATGAAAGCGACTTGGTGCCAGATTAACGGTGAGGGAAAAGAGATTTTCAAACATCCCAAGACGGATGACGGCACGAAGAACTCACTGAAAGGACTTATCCGAGTGGATAAGGAAGGAAAGGGAATGTATGTAGCACATGACCAAGTGAGTGTTGAAGAAGAAAATGAAGGATTACTTGAAACTGTATTTGAGAATGGAGAAATGAAGAAGTTCTCAACATTTGAAGAAATACGAAACAACCTTAGAAAATATGAATAAGATTGACTTATGCAATAAGGAGAATGGGAATATTGATTACGAGATTATCCATTTCCCTGATGAACAGGCTCACATAAAATTACTAAGTGAAATGAGTCATAAACAGAGCGTAGAAGTGAACGTGCGTATAACAAGTGCAGAATGGCTGTTCCTTCTGATGCAGGTGCTTGACATCTGCAACCGACACGGGATGAAACCCATTGTGAAGATTTGGTACTTAATGGGCGCACGTATGGATAGAGTTATGAATTTCAACGAGCCTTTCACACTACGCATTGTGATGGATATGCTAAATATGTATGACGCTGATTTTTTTGTAATCGAACCTCATAACTATAAAATTATCGAATGCGCTAATTGGGGTAAATTATCTGCCAATAGTATTCCTGACACAGATATTGTGTGCTATCCTGACGAAGGCGCAAAGAATAGATACATTTGTGATATTCGTAAACCATTCATATTCTGTAATAAGAAACGCAATTTAAATACCGGAAAACTATCGGGATTTGAATTAAATCTTAGAGGTCATGACATCAATGGAAAAAATGTATTGGTGATAGACGACCTATGCGATGGCGGTGGAACGTTCTGCGGCATTGCGCCGCTAATACGCAATCACAAGCCCAAAAGTATTTCGCTATGCGTGACACACGCCATACAGAGAGATGGAATATTGAAGGTGGCGGCATTGTATAACAAGGTATATATCACCAATTCGTACAAAGATTGGCAGAATGAAAGCCTACCGGAGAATGTGGCAGTAAAAGTGTGGTAAATAAAGCAAGGGGGAATGATTATGAATGCAAATAAAATCTCAAAACAGATTACCGTATTTACCATAGGATTTATCGGCTTCTTATCCCTTCTCGGAATTGTCGGTAAGTCCGATTATAATCAGGAAGTCATATACAACATGACGGAAACGGCTTACAATGTTATTGTAGATTCTCTCGGAGAAGGTTGTAGCGATACTCAAATCGTAAAGACTTATTTAAATAACAAAGAATATTACGATAGTCTAAGTTGGTAGGTTATGGGAAGGACAAAATCTGTAGGCAAGGTAGAGCCTGTACAAAAAACATGGCTATCCACTAAAGAAGCAATGGCGTATTTGGGGTGCAGCATGGACTTGTTGGAAAAACTAAGGAACAATGCCGAAATATCATTTTCTAAATATAATAACCGTACCATTTGGTACGACTTGAAAAGCATTGAAAGGTTCATAGAAAGAAACCGCGTTGTATAACAGTATCTTTCCCTCTTAGCTCAACAGGCAGAGCGTCGTTATGATTAATCCATAAAGTAACAAGCAGTTAGCGAAGGTTGCACGTTCGAGCCGTGCAGAGGGAGCATTGTATAATATTTGAGCTTTGCTCATAAATCGTTCATTGGTTTATTGATGTAGATATTAAGAATATAAGTCTTTATTGAAACTGTATTCTTATTCTAATATTAATCAAGGAATTACGGATAGCGGAAACGCGGGGACTCCGTATAGGCTTGGTTATCGTGATTGTCTCTTCGCACCGAAATGTCCTACGGTAGAGAGTATGCGGTTTGGGCACCCGTATCGCAAGAGACAAAGGTTATAAAGACGACATAAGCGTCCGATACAGTCTTAAATCGGTATAAAGTATGCGGTGGTAATGAAAGGCGCCCGTACACGCTTATTATATACAGCCAACGGTATGCGAGATGCAGGAAATCGGATTTCCCCGTTGGCACCAATGAAAAATTATTAAATATGAATGAATTGCATATTTCTCCGGAACGTCATAACAGGAACCTTGTTACCGGAAGATTTTTAAAAGGTTGTACTCCTCACAACAAGGGGAAATCAATGGTTTACCGTTCCAAACGGTCACAAAAGAGAAGTCTTGCCGGCCTTGCCAAAGGCCGTGGGGCATGGCATAAGACCGGAGCCGGAATGAATAAAAAGAGCGTGGTTTTGATAAAAAACGGACGTCTGTATGGCGTATTCCCTTCCATTCAAGCAGCAGGCAGCGCGTTAGGCGTTAGCCCATCTTTGGTAGGCAGGGTATGTAGAAAGCTGCGTAATAACCACACGACAAAAGGGTTTCAATGTTTTTTTGAAAGCGATAACAGTTGGTGTGATTTAATCAAATGAGTATGGATAGTAATAGACAAAATATCTTAACTAATTATATTTCCTACTTGTATACAACAAGTAGAACTTATGATACCATCGGCAAATATATCAAATATGTAACGGATTTTCTTGAAAGTGCCGAAGAAATCAATCGCCGTGGTTATCTGGCTTATAAGCGTAAAAATGCCAATATTGGGGCACGTTATCCATTGATGAGTGAAGCCATTTGTGATTTATTATCCCACCTTAAAATCGGGTATAACCGTCGGGAAAAGAAAATAAAGACATTGGAAAGGCTTGATACCATTTCAGAAAAGAACAGGAAACTGTTGAATGATTTTATAGTATGGCTTACCGATAGCAATGATTACTCTTCGCATACAGTGGATATTTATTATACATCCTTGAAGCAATACTTCGAATATGCCAATGACATAAATATGGAGAATTGCAAGAGGTTTATACGGACTTTGGAAGAGAAATCACTATCCCCGCAAACTATCCGTTTGCGTATCACCGCTTTAGAAAAGTTCTCTAAATGGTTAAAGAAACCGATAGAACTTAAAAGGCCTAAGATGAAGCGCAAGCTCGATGTAAACAACGTCCCGACAGAAGAGGAGTACAACCGCCTACTGGATTTTCTGAAAACGAAATCCAACAAGGATTACTACTTTTTTATCAAGGTACTGGGTACAACGGGCGCACGTCTATCAGAATTCCAACAATTCACGTGGGAAGACATAGCGGCGGGTGAGGTTACGCTTCGCGGCAAAGGTAATAAATACCGTCGCTTCTTTTTCCAAAAACAGTTGAGACAGGAAGCAATGGCATACATGAAAGAAAACGGTAAAACAGGACTTCTCGCTGTCGGGAAATTCGGCCCGTTAACCCAACGGGGATTTTCCCAAAACCTGAAAGCATGGGGAAAACATTGCGGTATTGACTCAAGGAAGATGCACGCGCACGCCTTCCGGCATTTTTTCGCTAAAATGTACCTGAAAAAAAATAAGGATGTCATTCAACTAGCCGACCTTCTCGGTCATGGTAGTGTAGACACAACAAGAATTTACTTACAAAAAAGCTATGATGAACAAAAAAGAGATTTTAATCAAAGCGTTACATGGTAGTGTAGCGCAACTCAATGAGTTGTCATCCATGACTGAAGGGATAGACATCTATGATGCCACCGGACATGTTGATACAAAATTTCTCATGGAAGCGCTATCCTGCGTCAATGCCTTCATGGATGCGAGCAATACGGTTGTTCAAAAAATATCTTCACTGTTAGCGCCGGATGCTCCAACAGACGAAAAGAAAAAACAGGCTGATGAAGGTAAGAAATGGGAGGTGGAAGATATACTGAAGCATTGTACACTTGAGGGTAATGTACTCAAGCTTCCGGCGGTGCAGTTCAATAAAAAGTCTTATGCCGAGGCCAAGAAGTGGATTGAAGAAGCTGGTGGCTCATGGCAAAGTGGGAAGATACAGGGTTTTACATTCCCGTTCAATCCGGAAAGGGTGTTTTCTATACTGAAAGAGGGCAAGCGATGCAATCTTCAGCAGGAATACCAGTTCTTTGAAACGCCGGCTGAAGTGGCGGACTGGCTGGTCATGCTTGCCGGCGGAATACATGAGAATGATACGGTACTGGAGCCGAGTGCCGGCCGTGGTGCTCTCATTAAAGCCATTCATAGGGCTTGTCCTTCCGTAACAGTAGAATGCTATGAATTGATGCCGGAAAATAGAGAGTTTTTGCATTCGTTGGATAATGTGATAATACTTGATGAAGATTTCACGAAAGATAGCGTAGGAAGCTATACCAAGATTATCGCCAACCCGCCTTTCTCAAATAACCAGGATATAGAGCATGTGAGGATTATGCATGAGCGTTTGGCGGCAGGCGGAACGCTCGCAGCCATTACCGGACCGCACTGGAAAATCGCTTCGGAAAAGAAATGTGTTGATTTCCGTAACTGGTTGGAAGAGGTACATGGAGAAGTTTTTGAAATCGGTGCAGGAGAATTCAAGGAAAGTGGGACATCTATAAGTACGATGGCAGTAGTGATAAAGAAATAGAGATACTCCCTTCCCGTCAAATTCGGGCACGCTGAAAAGCCAAACACGTATTGTTGCGTTGAGGGGAGCCAATATTTATTAATCTTTAAATATATAGAATTATGATTGGGAAAAAAGTAATTATTAGAGCAGACAGAGCGGGCGTATTTTACGGAGTATTGAAAGAAAAAAATGGTAGTGAGGTTACATTGACAGACTGCCGAAGATTGTGGTGTTGGCATGGGGCTGCATCTATCAGCCAATTAGCTGTTGAGGGAACGAAAAGACCTAATGATTGTAAATTTACATTAGTTGTACCGATAATCTCTATTTTGGGAGTTATAGAAATAATTCCTTGTACAGATGAAGCGATAAAATCCATTGAGGAGGTAGCCGTATGGAAGAACAGATAAGAAAGTTTCTTAGTATATACTCTGGCTCTGGCTCTGGCTCTGGCTATGGCGATGGCTCTGGCTATGGCGATGGCTATGGCGATGGCTCTGGCTCTGGCTCTGGCTATGGCTATGGCGATGGCTCTGGCGATGGCTCTGGCGATGGCTATGGCGATGGCTCTGGCTCTGGCTATGGCTATGGCGATGGCTCTGGCTATGGCGATGGAATTAAAACATTCAATGGTGACAAAGTATATATCATTGATGATATTCCTACAATTATCAAGCATGTTCATGACAATGTAGCTAAAGGATATATACTGAACGATGACTTTACATTGACCGAGACATTTGTTGCAAAAAGGAATGGGAAATTCGCTCATGGAGAAACATTGCACGAGGCCTTTGCGTCGCTTCAAGAAAAATTGTATGACGATTCAACTGAGGAGGAAAGGTTGGAAGCTTTTAAAAAGCATTTTCAGGACTTTACTAAAAAGGTATCGGCTAAAGAATTGTTCCATTGGCATCATGTGCTGACCGGTTCGTGCAAGCAAGGAAGGCTGTCATTCTGTGCCAATAAGGGAATAGACATTGACAATGATACTTACACCGTACATGAGTTTATAGAGTTAACTCAATATTCTTATGGCGGTGATATAATCAGAAAATTGAAGTAATATGTAATTATCCCGTGGCTCTCAATAGATGCTTGAGAGTAGTAAGGCAACCATCGGAACGCTCAGGGGAGCAAATTTTCATCTAAAACAGATTAAAATGAAACAGATTACAGAAATGACCGAGCAAGAAATTCTTGCGTTAACGGAGGAAGATGTACAGAAAATGATAAAACTCCGCATGATGGAGGAAGGTATCAAACTTTTGGATAAGCCGAAAGTTCCCGAATTGTTCGAGATTGAACCTGCCGACATACAGTATTTCTCAATTCCGCTTTTGGATGGTTTTGTGTTTACCGACCTTGAAGAAGCGACCAAGGTTGCGGAAACACTGAAAAATGCAAAGTCATTACGAAAGGTTGATTACGATTGGAATAAAATTGGAAGTGATTACAAGTACCTTAAAAAGAGTTATCGGTACAAGTTTAACGGGGAATCTGACTTTGATATTCTTTCAGGCTGGGCTTATTCCAATGAACTATACGCTAAGATTTCAAGTTTCGCCGCACAGAACAAGATAATGAAAGAACAGGCGGAGAAAGACAAAAAAGAATATGAAAATCAGCTTTCCGAATCGGCAGAATTGATACAAGAGATAACAGGACGTGTTCGTGAGATTCATAACAAATATGAACGCCTGGAAAGACTTGTTTACAAGTTTACAACCGATTACTATCCGTTGTCTGACAATAACGAAGATATGGCTATAAAGTTCATGACTAAAGCATATTCCTTGAGTGATGAAGAAAGAGAGTATATTCTATCGAAATACAGTAAGTATAATAAACCAACGGAGGCGTAACCTTGTATTATCCCTATTTCTTTATGTCTCCGTTCTCTTTCACTTTCGACTTTTCGTATTACGGTAATGCGTATGCGTATGCGGGTGGCGGGTCTCGCCTTTGTTATAAAACACGCGAACTTGCGGAATATTCGGCAAAACAATTTATTGACATTTGGAAAGACATCCAGATAGGATAAGCATACAAAGGTCGTCTGCCCTTGTCTCCTTCTGTAAAAACACAGCATGGTTCAGACAGGTATGTAGTAAAGATAAAGCATGAAGGTACGGAATGCAAGTTCTTTACAAACTCCATTCCTATTAAAGAAGCCTTAAGCAAGATTTCCAAAAAAGACTTTCCGTTCATTACAACTATCAGAGTGAAGAAGTTGGGAGTTGGGAACAGCAAGATGTACTATTTTACTTAACCAAATTCAGCCGCAGAAAAGGTCAGAGCTATTACCGTACTAAAAGCCGTGAGAGAAGCGAAGTGCGCACCGTTTCCCTTTAACCTTGTGCGGGCGGTTTAAAAATAATTATGCATGGAAAATAAAGTGAAACAGTCTTCAAAGAATAAAGAGGAAAACATCTTGAACGAAGATAGAAAATCCTTTAATAAGAGGCTGAAACGATACGCCTCTCGTATTTCATGCGAATATACAGATGAGAGTTTGGAAGAAGAAAGAAGAAACCTCTGCCTTAGTCAAGGCTTACCAAGGTATTGTTGAATTTAAAATTATATATTATGCCACTTATTAAAAAAGCAAACGAATTGGTAATACCGACTACCATCAAAATGATGGTGTACGGTCAAGCGGGTATGAGAAAAACAACAACCGCTTTGAGTGCCCCCAAACCTTTATTACTGGACTTCGATAACGGTGTGAAGCGTGTGAACATGTCCCACTTGGATGGAGTTGATATTGTACAGATAACATCGTGGACGGACGTCCAGCAGGTTCTGCAAGAAGATTTATCCAGTTATCAGACAATAGTAATAGACACCATCGGCAAGATGATGGATTATATCATTTCTTACAAATGCGGCACAAGGCAACCACAGATAAGAGATTGGGGTGGCATTAACCAAGAGTTTAGCGGATTTGTACGTAATTTATCCAATTTGAACAAAAACATCATCTTCGTTGCCCACCGTGATACACGGAAAGAAGGTGACGATACAGTATTCATTCCGGCTTTGCGCGAGAAATCCTACAACTCAATTGTTACCGAACTTGACTTATTGGGCTACATGGAAGCCAAGAACGAGAATGGCAGAGTTAAGTGTACAATCACTTTTGACCCGACCAACAGAAATGACGGGAAGAACACCTGTAACCTGCCAAGTGTGATGGAAGTTCCCACAAATTTGGATGCCAACGGTAATCCGACAGCAAAGAATGATTTTATCACCACACAAGTGATTAATCCTTATCTTGCAATGCTGGCTCAAAAAAAAGCAGAAAGTGACAAATATAACAAGGTGATTGAAGAGATTAAAGAAAACATTGAGTTTATTACCGATGCAAATTCTGCCAATGAATTTATCGCCCATATTAATGAGTTTGAACATGTAGGTAGTTCTTTGATGATGGCGAGAAGCCTGTTTGCTGCAAAGGTAAAGGCTTTGGGACTGGTATTTGACAAGAAAACTAAAACTTATTCAGATGCAGCCTAACTATCGTATATATGCAACATTGTTGGATTCTTACTTCAATTACCTTAATAGCGATGTCATATATGAGCGTTATTATGGGTGGAGTGAGAATCCACCATGTACGGAAGAAGAGTTTCGGCAGAAGCAGTTTCAAGAACTGATAGACCGTATCAATCGCAAGCCATTCGACAGCGAAGCGGCAGACAAGGGAACAGCCTTTAATGAGGTTATTGACTGTATGGTTGAAAATCGGAAATCCGAAACTGTGCAGGTTGAAAAGGTATATAAGGTAATACGCGAAGGAGCTTGTGACGAAACAGGTAGACCTTTGTATTACGATGAGGTTCAGACCAACGAGGTTATAGGTTTGAAAGCTACCTATAATAATCGTGTTTTTACTTTCCCAATCTCACTTTGCCGAGAGTTTTCCGGTTACTTCAAAGGAGCATTAACCCAACAAAGAGTAGAAGCGATTCTTCCAACCGCATACGGCAATGTTTTGGTTTATGGGGTAATTGACGAGCTGATGCCGGCCAGCGTCCACGATATCAAAACAACTGGAAGCTATACTGTAGGGAAGTTCAAAGACCACCACCAACATTTAGTTTATCCATACGCTTTGATGAAGAACGGTTCGGATGTGCGGACATTTGAGTACAACATTGTAGAGTTCAACAAAGGCGGTTATGTGATAGATACCTATACAGAAACATACGTTTTCAATCCTGAACGTGATATTCCCATTCTTACTAATCATTGTGAGGAGTTTATCCGGTTCTTGGAAGAAAACAGAGAACTTATAACCGATAAAAAGATATTTGGAGGAGAAAATAATGAGTAAAAGTGTCAATCAGTGCCTTATTATAGGTAACGTAGGCAAAGACCCCGAAACAAGGACGCTTGATAACGGCGTAAAGGTTTCCACATTCAGCGTTGCAACTTCTACGGGAGGTTATAAAAAGCAGGACGGAACAGATGTGCCAGAGAAAACGAGCTGGCATAATATTGTCGCATGGCGTGGCATTGCCGATATTGCAGAAAAGTATATCCACAAAGGGGATAAGGTAACAGTGTTCGGCACTATCAGTTACCGGGAATATGAGAAAGACGGAATCAAGCGGTATATAACAGACATACTTGCTTATGACATTGTTTTGGGAGGTCGGTCTGAAAGTTCGTCCTCAAGACCTGCCATAACAGAGAGCGACGCGCCACAACAAAGCGATTTTCCACCAATGCAAAATGTTGGTGACGACCTTCCGTTCTGATGTGTAACCTATAAACATATAATATCATGCTGTACGAATTTAAGCTTAAAGTAAACAAAGTTAACGAGAAAGGCGATGAAAAGGAAGTCGCCGAACATTACATAACCGATGATGAGCTTTTCGGTCATGTGGAATTGAAAGGCAATGAACTGTACAATGGCGATTGTGATGTTTTCGCTATCAGCCGAAGCAAGATACGTGAGATTGTCAATGAGAAGCAGGAAGATGAGTTCTTTTATAAGGTCACTCTTGTTGAGATTTTCGTAGACGACAACGGGAAAGAAAAAGAGAACAAATATTATGTTCTAATAGCAGCAAAAGACATGGACGATGCCAACAGAAAGGCGGCGGAATACATGAAGCAAGGGCTTCAAGACATGAAGTTGGATGCTATTGCAAAGACAAAGATTTTAGACTTGATATAATTAACCGAAAGCCCTCTGCTCACGCAGAAGTCCCGTGAAAGGTTCGGGTTAAGTGAAATCAGCTAACAGTTAACTATCCCAGTGTGGCTTGACCGCCTATCTGGGAGCATTTTGTTAACCTGCCTGCCCGGTCTGTGAAGATATGGCGGGCGAAAATGGTGGTATGGCGGAACAACGAGAGACGCTAAAGTGAAGCTCTTATAGATAGGTTGGTAAGTCAATGTGTTACGGTTAGCCGTAAAAAGAAATTCAAACCACTGAGTTAATAACGGGCAATGCCGAATAGACCGCAATGTCAATGAATAAACTACTTGGTGAAAGTCCAAGAAAAACTCCTATCATGCAGGTGCAAGTCCTGCTACCACCTCATAAATGTGAGCCACACATAAATGGCAAGGGTTAGTAAATAATGGTTGTGCCCCGGAGAATACGCTTCGGGGCTTTTAATTAGGAAAATTATGAAGACATACGCAGATACTTTTAAAGATAAAATAATAGGTCTGTCAAAAGAAGAATTGCAAAATCTAAGAGATTCTATATTTGATAAGATAGAGGTTTATAGAGAAAGACTTGCTATAGTAAGCAACGATAAAAAAGTTCATGATTTAACCGTATCTATTCGTCGGAAGAAGATAGAAATAAGAGAGATAAATAAATTGTTGAAACAATGCCATACTACATAAAAAGCACTAAGGCTAAGAAGAAAAACAAGCCCCTGTCGTTGACGTAATGGCTAACACACCTCATTTGAGGAGACCGGCGGTTCGAGCCCGTCAACGTCCACTAACATAATTTATCATGAAACTTACAATAACCAAATCCGAACTTGCAATCATTCATAAGCTTGTGATAGACCGTAAACGCGACATCCACAATATCGGTGGTGACAGCAAACAGGCAGAGCGTCTAAGTAAGTTGAACAAGAAGATTGCAAGGCAGGTAAATAAATCCTACAAGACATGAAGCCTTACGTAATAACCTCTGCGGTTCTTGTTACCTATGATGGGAAGAAGATACCGTTAGAGCGTATAAGAAGTGAGATAATAACCCGACCTATCCAGTTGACTAAAGAAAGGATACTTGATGCTTTCTCCACGATGAGAGACAAACCGGTGGATGTGGAACTTAAAATAAAGTATATATGAGACATTTAGAAGATAATCTCCAAAAATCTATAATTAAATATTGGGACTTGAAATATCCTAAATGGAAGAAACGGCTTGCTTGTGTTCCCAACGGAGGAAAGCGCAACGCCATTGAAGCCGCAAAGTTCAAGCAAATGGGAGTACGTGCCGGATTCCCCGATTTAATTCTCCTTATCCCCAACAAGTTCTATCCATTTTGTGGAATAGAATTGAAAATAAAGACTGGCAGGCAATCTGAACATCAGAAAGAATATCAGAAGGAGTTTGAAAGTATTGGTGCTAAATATGTCGTTGTCCGGTCACTTGATGAGTTTATAAAAGTTGTAAACGATTATTTGAAATATGTATGACAATGGCAAAAGATAGCTTTATACTATATAAGTCTTTCTACAAACCTATATCAAGATTATCAGACAAGCAGCTTGGACGATTATTCCGTGCGATTTTCAAGTACCAACTTGGCGAGGAGGTTACGGTAGAGGAGGACATTGAAATGGCATTTGGTTTCTTTATCAACCAATTTGAGATAGATGAAACTAAATATCATGGCATTGTCGAGAGAAACCGGAACAACGGGCGTAAAGGTGGTGCTCCGATTGGGAATAGCAACGCAAAATCGAAACAACCCAAACAACCCAGTGGGTTAAATTCAACCCAAACAACCCAAAACAAGCCTAATGAAAATGATAATGAAAATGATATAGAGAAAGAATCTCCTAACGGAGATAAGAAAGCGATTCCCAAAAACAAGGAAGTTGATTTGTCTTTTGTTGATGAGGATTTTAAAGATGCATTTAGGGAATGGCTTGAATATAAGCGCGAACGAAGGGAAAACTATAAATCTGCTAAGTCTCTAAAAATGTGCTATAATCATCTATTAGAGTTAAGTGACAACAGCCCCCAAAAAGCAAGATGTATTGTTGAGCAATCAATTGCAAACAACTATTCCGGATTATTTGAACTAAAAAATTATGGAAAGAATCGGAAACCTGATACTGAACCAGACAAAAGCTCCGCCGGTATCAAATCAATTGTCTTCGGCAAACAAAGCTAATCAGAAACAATGGAGCAAGGAACAGGCTGATATGTACTGGCGCAACCAACTTGTAATTTCTATGAAATCCATTTCACCGACCTTTACAATTGATGACAGCAACCGCCAACTGTTGAAAGCTCTTTATCAATGGATATGGGGAATGCCTGGAATACTTGATTTAGATAAGGGACTGTTATTACACGGTTCTATCGGGGTAGGCAAATCCACTTTACTGAAAGGGTTACAGAATTATGCGGCGAAAATTGCCCGCTATTGTATTGGTGGTGCGGATGCCGGATTGACCTTTCAATTTACCAGCGCTGCCGAGATTGCCTTACAGTTTGCCGAGAAGGGAATTGCCGGGTTAAACCAATACACAGACAGGTCATGTATGCACAATCTTGCCATTGACGAAGTAGGTAGGGAGCCAATGGATGCCAAGCACTTTGGTACGGGCATCAATGCCATTCAGACCGTTTTGCAACTGCGCTATGAGCAGAGATATTGTTTCTACACCCACATGACTACCAATCTTGACCCGAACACGGAGTTTTCCGGGCGGTATGGGGATTATATTGCCGACCGGGTTAAGGAGATGTTCAATGTGGTTAAAATTGAAGGTAAAAGCCGAAGATAGATGGCAAAGAAAAAAGAACCCCTCTCCCCCGTCCACTGCTACCAATGCTCATACGCCAAAGACTTTATCGGAAACTCATGCCTCTGTAAGGCTAAAGGTCATAGGGTATGCGCATGTGACAGGTACGGAAGGATATGTGAGAATTTTAAGAAAAAATGATTATGGGCACAGAACTTGAAAAGAAAATCGAACAATTGGAGCAGCAGCGTGATAATGCGATGCGCATACGCTGCCCGTTAGTGGCAAAGAAGTTTCAGCGCATGATTGACGAGCTTGCCAAAGAGAGCAGAAACAAGAGTATGGATAAGGCAGAATACGCAAAGCAATGACTACCGATACAGCAACCAAGATAATCAGCAAGTATGAGAGCCTTGTGGTACTCTGCACTTACAACATTCTCTTCACGAACGACATCTGTTGCGGGCAGGTTATCGAGAGCCTGCATGCGATGAAGAGAACGCCTTATTACAGACAGGCATTCAAACGGCATTTGAATGATGCCGACAAGGCAAGAAAGGAATATGAGCGTACTGTAAACAGCGTTATCGGTTCAGACCGGAGCGAGTTCTTCGCCGACTGCAACGACAAGTACACGGAAGAAGTGAACAAGCACGTGGATATGTTGTACTGGCAGTTCAAGCAGGTTCTTGACGATAACGGCGTATCTCATTCCGCAGAGATTGCAAGATTTGAACTTGCAAGGACATTGTGCGATTACTCCTGTATTCAGTTCGACGAAAGGATTAAAGAACTTCGGAAGAAAGATGCACGGTTCAACGGGTTTACGTTGGAATATTTGAAACTTTCCAATGTGGCAAGGATGATGAACCTTGCTTCCGACAGTTTGAAAATCGGGAAAACGGTCAATATGAACACAGAACGATGCACATCCGCATTTGATGTGCTGGTAAGAAAACTGTCGGATGCCGATAATATTGCCAATGCGATAAAAGTTTAGTGAAATGAAACTGATTTATAACCTTATAACTCTCCTCATGGACTGGCTTTCGGTAGAGGTCGGAAAGGACGAGGAGTGGTTTTGAAAGTACGACAATGGAAACTGAAAAACTCATATTAGATGCTTGTTGTGGTAGCCGGATGTTTTGGTTCGACAAGCAAAATCCAAACGTTTTGTTCGTGGATAAACGTTCCGAAACAGTTACGGCAAAGGACAGAGATAGGGTAAGAACCATAGAAGTGAAACCGGATATTGTGGCCGACTTTACCAATTTTCCATTTGAAGATAATTCCTTCTACATGGTAGTATTTGACCCACCGCATCTGAAAACACTTGGTGAAACCTCATGGATGGCAAAGAAGTATGGTAAACTGCCAAAAGACTGGCAGACACTCATACATGACGGATTTACTGAGTGTATGCGCGTCTTAAAGCCTAACGGAACACTCATTTTCAAATGGAACGAGAGTGAGATAAAAGCTGCGGAAGTTTTATCTATTATTCCGTTCAAACCTCTTTTCGGACACACTACCGGAAGACAGAGCAAGACAATATGGATGTGTTTTATGAAGCAATAAAATAGTATGAACATCCATCACATCAAAACATCATGGTGCAAAATGTGTGTTTTGGAAGACAATCGGAAACGGAATGGAAGGAAGAAATCGAATTAAAAATAATCTATATGATAATAGCATGGTTTTCTTGCGGTGTAACATCCGCAGTAGCTTGTAAGATAGCACTAAGTCTGTATGATGATGTGCAGATTTACTATATCGAAACAGGTTCCGGGCATCCTGATAACACCCGGTTTCTATCTGATTGTGGAAGATGGTATAATCGCCCGATACATACTATCAGAAGCGATAAGTATCTCAACGTAGAGGATGTGTTGGCTAAGAAAAGATTTATTAATGGTCCTACTGGCGCAGCTTGTACATTTGAACTAAAGAAACAAGTTCGTTACAAGCTGGAAAAAGAGTTGGGAAATTGGGACGGTCAAGTCTGGGGATTTGATTTTGACCCGAAAGAGATTAACCGTGCCATTCGCCTAAAGCAACAATATCCGGATACAAAGCCGTTATTCCCGCTTATTGAAAGACAGATAACCAAAAAGGATGCAATGGGTATGCTATGGAAAGCTGGCATTGAAATCCCTGCCATGTACAAGATGGGTTACAATAACAACAACTGTATCGGTTGTGTGAAAGGTGGTATGGGTTATTGGAATAAGATACGGAAAGACTTCCCGGAGGTATTCAACCGAATGGCAGTAATTGAACGAGAAGTGGGTGCAACGTGTCTGAAAGACAAATCGGGAAAAATATTTCTTGATGAGCTTTCTCCTAACCGTGGAGAAATACCAGAAGAAATCATGCCTGATTGTTCTCTTATTTGCCAAATAGAATTCCAAGGAATAATAGACAGGCAGGTAGAGCGAGTTTTGAAAGGAGAAATTCACATTAATGACGTAACATGAAGAAAAGAATAAGAAAAAAGATGCAGAAATACCAGCACAGATACAAATTGCATCAGTATTTGAAGTATGCCCGCCAATGGTGTTTCGCTCTGGCATATAAGGGTAAACTATACACGTTGTTAGACGATGGTAGAATTGTAAAGAAGGACGGTCAATTATGAATATAAAGAAAATAAAGGAACATAACCCTCAATCCTTTTTAGACGATTTGAAACGGGTAAGAGAAATCATGGTCTATGCAGCGCATACCAACTCCTACTATAAGATTCTTAAACATGAATTGTTGAGAGATGCCGAAGAGAAAACCATCATGTACTATATGACGGATTCCATATTCGCCAGGAAGCGTGATGTCATGGTAATAATTTAATCGAGAAGAATATGAAACAAACAGTAAAAGAAGCAGCAAAAGGATTTGCAGAATCAGTAATTGATTCATTCGGAAGAAGCGGAGTTCCGAGTGGTGTTTCCGATATTAAGGAAATGATTGCTCTTGGTTTTGAAAACGGCTCTGAATGGCGCATCAATAGCGTGTGGCATAAGACCAAAGATGAAGTGCCACAAGCTCATGGTGAATACAAAAATGAACATTATCCACAGATACCGTGCCTTGTCTATGGAAAAATAAGCACTGGAACTGGTTACGGTGTCCGCTATTGGAATGTAACAGAGCAGTGCTGGGACGATGAAGAGTGCGATGATTATGAGTGTTCCAAAGATGCCATTGAAGAATGGGCGTATTTGGATGATTTAATACCTAATAAAAAGCAATGATTTATGAAACAGACATTAGAAGAAGCTGCCCAAAGCATGGCTTACAATAAGATGCCAGATTGGGGAGGATTGCCAGCATTGGCGAAAAAATATTTTATAAAAGGTGCAGACTGGCAGGCAAAGCAATCGCCATGGGTAAGCGTTGAAGAACGGTTGCCGGAAGACAGCAAGCTTGTTCTTTGCAGAATGGTGTCAAATGGAGCCATTGTAAGTGGGTTTATTATACCTACACCAAGTGGACAACCTCGTGTTGTAACATTGCCGGATTTTGAATTTGAAGATTACGGTAATTACGTTTGTGACATGTGGATGCCTATCCCCTCTTTCGACCAAATCCTCGAAGCCAACAAAGATGTGTTACAACGAATGAAAGAGAAAGGAGAAACGAAATGATAAAACTATTCGATAATTTGAAAAATATATACCCCGATAAAATCATTCTATTACGAATAGATAATTACTACGAACTGTATAGAGAAGATGCCAAACGTGCTTCAGGGATTTTACACATCAATGCTTTAACAAGAATAGTTAATGATGAAGATATATCAGTCATTAGATTTCACATGCAAGATTTAGGTAAAAATCTTGAAAAATTAGTGAGAGGCGGATTAAAAGTTGCAGTTTATGATGAAAAATTATGATTTACGGATATATTAGGGTAAGCAGTGACAAGCAGACTGTAGAGAACCAACGTTTTGAGATAAACAACTTCTGCGAACGTAGTAATTTGGTGATTGACGATTGGATAGAAGAAACTATCAGTGGAACGAAAAATTACACAAAACGACAGCTTGGACGTTTACTGCGTAAAGTACGCAAAGATGATATTATCATCTGTAGTGAGCTTTCACGTCTTGGACGCAATCTTTTTATGATTATGGAAATCTTGAATATCTGTATGACAAAAGAATGTAAGGTATGGACAATTAAAGATAACTATAGACTTGGGGAAGATATACAAAGTAAAGTCCTTGCCTTTGCTTTCGGATTGTCAGCTGAGATTGAACGCAATCTTATCAGTCAACGTACAAAAGAGGCGTTAGCGAGAAAAAAAGCAGAAGGGGCAATGCTCGGACATTGTCGTGGCTTTCGTTGTAGACTTAATCCCAAATGTGCCAACAAACATGATTATATAGTAAAAGAATTGGCTAAAGGAACAGAAAAAACAGTTATATCTAAAAGATTGAAAGTATCAAAAACTACATTATACCGTTATCTCGTTTATACGGGGCTTCATTTACCTATAAACTGCAAACAAGAAGGGTGGGAAGAGCATGGCATCTATCATTGACAACGCTAAATAAAAAGAAAGAGATTGATATATGATTTTTTTGGGAAAAATAAACAACAAATCATGTGTGTTTGTTCCAACACTTGATTCTGCAAAAGAGTATATTAAAGATTTTACAAAATCAACCATTGCAGAAGTACCTATTGCGATGGTTAATGAGTATAACAGATATTTTATTACTTCTTCTTGCCGATTGTTTTTTACACGTCATGTTTCAAAACGTTTTTCTATAAATGAAAAAAAAATAGAACAATCAAAAAACGGAAAATATCCAATTGTAAGACTGTCTATTGGGCATAAAAAGGAAATATCTCGTAAGCTTTCCCTTGTGATGTACAACGCATTTGTTAGAAAGGAATGGAGCGAGGTAGAGCCTAAACACATAGATAGAAATCCTTTTAATTGTTCTATTTCAAACCTTATCGACGAAAGGGTGTTGGAAAACCACGAAATTAAAGATATGGAGTTGCAATCCTTTCCAGAACGCTTTACAAAAGTATCTGACATATTATTATACCTTTATGGATATAAAATAAGTAGGGAAGACGCTGAAGATATTGCTGCAAACGCTTATATAGAGACTTACTGCAATAACTCTCTTCAAGCCAAACATGCAAACAACAAATGGTTAAAGACGGCAAAGCATAGAGCACTGGATTTTATTGAGCATAATAAACATGTCAGATATATCGAACCCATAGATTTATGCAAATGGAGATGCGAATGCCACCAATACTACGGAGAAAAAATAGATATAATATCCTTAGTTGAGGGGAATAGGGCAAAGACATATTTACGATATTATTTACAAGGATATACTCCAACCGAAATAGCACATGAATTTAACACAACAAGGTCAAATGTAGCTTCAATAATTACAAAACAAATTAAAAGAATAAAAATTAAATTACAAATATGATATAAGGATGTACTGGAACGGATTAAGGAGAAAGGAGACTGAAATATGAATAATGATGATGATTTAACACTTACTACATATACCATTATTAAACTTCCCGAACTTGCTTTATCGCCTATGATTTATGCAGACAATCCCAAAATGCCCTTGTTTTCAAAACATAATGGAAAATGCGATAGGTGTTACGAGAAAGCGATTTTGAAGCGCAGAAAGAAGAATAAAAATCCAAAAACACATAGGAGAAAATAATCACAGAAACGGAGGATTAAGTTATGAAATCAAAACAAGTATTATCAATCGAACAGATGAAGCATTTGCAGGAGCTTGGGCTTGAATTAAGAAATACAAGTATGCTCTTGTGGTACAAACAAATGCTTGGTAAAATGCCTATTTCAGATTGGGAATTATCGGTTTGGAGTGAAAACCTATTTAGTGAAGAGTATGTATCCCCTGCTTACACTTTGCAGGACATTCTCGACAAACTTCCCCCAATAATTGACGAGGTTTATTGGCTTACATTAGAAGTTATGGATAGGCGAAAGAATGAATGGAAGATTAAATATGCTCGTATAAATGCAGAACATGAATGTGCAAGTTTTAGTTCAGAAAAACTTATTGATGCAGCCTATGAGATGCTGTGCTGGTGTATTGAAAACGGATATATTGAAAAGGAGTAAGCATGGATATAGAAGAAGCAAAAATCAAGAAAGCGAAAGCCGAAATGGAGATAGCTCATATTTTGGAAAAGCTTGAAACAGAAACGGGTTTAAAAGTCAGCAACATGTTTTATATATGCAGAGAAAAGGAGAAATCTGCGTTAGCTGTTCCCCCCATAGAGCATATAAAAACCAATATAATCTTAACGTTGTAATCATGGAAGTAAAGAACGGAATAATAATAGACGGGGTGCTACATGAGGGTATAGTTATGAGAAATGCCCATTGTGACGGATGCTCATTGATAGCAATTTGCCACGAAATACGTGGTAATGATGCGTTATGTGCTATAATAAATTGTGACAAGTTTGTCAATCGTGGCAAGGCAACTGTTAGATTTTCTCGTGAAACGTCCGAAAACACTGGGAGTATTTATCGTAATGGAGTAAAGATAGAAAAGGAGAAGTAATTATGGGATTTACAACACCGTGTTTTATACGCAAAAATACAAAGGAACTTAGAAAGAAACTGGAAGAGTTGGGATATGAAATCCTTAATTCTGGTGATACAACTTTAGATGCACATAATTATGACGGCAAGGGAAGTCATAAAAGTATCGAAGAGGGAAAGGCTATCATAACGTCTTATGGTAATTTATATGGAGTGGTATATGATGTAGATACTGTCACCAAGAAAGAAAAGTATTTGGAATGTTTTGGGTAAATCCGTCTACCATTCCTTATGATATACCGACAGAAAATACGCGTCTTGCCGCTTTCATCTTGCATTTGATTTTTCACGCTAACACCTCCTTTCCGTTTTGCTTGCCTACCTGCAAAATAAGCAAGCTTATTACCTGATACGCCCTGTCAAGCGTAACAGAAAAAAAGCCCAAAGCTTGCAGGACAATGGGCTTAATGTCTTTTCTCACGGAGAACGGACAAGAGGATGGCGAATGACAGTTCGCCGGATTGGAGGTGTTAGCTTCCAAATCAAATGCGTTGCAAATATAGTTTGTATTGAAATAACAAGTGATTTTATTAACGATTTTAATAGTCAAATTAACACATGAGTAAACTATACAAAGTAACCCTCTTCGGCAAACCGTTCATGATTGGATGGTTCAGCCATGCGGACAAGTGGTATCATAAATTTAGTATAATACATTGAACATGAAAATTATATTTCTTGATATAGACGGAGTAATTTCCACGGAAAAATCGCATTATGCACTTGACAAAGATGCGTGTGATTTACTTGGAAAGATTATAGATGCTACGGACGCCAAGATTGTAGTATCATCATCGTGGAGAAGAAACACGATAGAAGATACAAAAGAAGAGTTGACAACTGTGAGGCATTTAGTTCCTTTCCCATTTCCATACGCCAACAGAATTATAGGAGTAACTATAAGGGCGTATGCTTACGTTATGCAAGGTGTTCACCTTGCTATTCCTCGTGGAGTTGAGATAAAACAATGGATTGACACTCATATCCACTCTGAAAATGGAAAAAATTGGAACTATAAAGATATTGGGGTTGATTTTAATTACGTGATACTGGATGATGATAGCGATATGCTTCTTGAGCAAGCTGAACACTTTGTAAAGACTGATACCCTATTGGGATTGTCGAAAGATGATGTTGAACGCGCTATTAAAATATTGAACCAATGAGAAAAGCAGACAGAATAATCAGAGACAGACATTCCCGTATCCCGGACAAATACAAGAAGATTGACACTACTGTCAACGGGAATGCGGAAAGCCTTGCCGAACAACACAAGGAAGTGGAGAGGCAATTGTTTCCTTTACGCCTTAACAAAACTACTATTATTTACGTCACAAAGGACAAGCAAAATGAAGCATATGCAGCGAAGGCACGTAAACGGATGGGGATAGCAGAGCCGAAGAAAACGTTTGTAGACCCGCTTTCAGAAGAGAACATTACCAAGCTATACAAGGAAGAAAAGATACCGCCCCGCAGAATGGCAGAAATGCTGAATGTAAGTGTAAGGACGATATATCTAAGGTTGGCTAAGTATGGACTTACAAAAGTGAAATGCAGATAGCAAGCTTACAGACACAACGATATAACCCTTGCCAAAACAGCAAGCGGTATTACCCAATGGATGAATCGTTCAAGGCGTTCTAAACGTTCCATTGGATAACCTGGAAAAGGCGGCAATAGTCCATGTAAAGGACATTGTCCGCCAATTCAAGCAGTTCGTCTATGTAATCCCTTTTTCGCATCACGTTCAAGTTTTCTACGTTGTTTACGATTTATGCCGTTTGCTGCGGCGAGACTATTCAGCGTCTCCTTCTGTTCGGGAGAAAGCATGCTATATACTTCTTCCCGTGATTTGCCTGATAAGATGGCTTGTACTATTTCCCACATAAGCTACGTCTGCAATGTTCACACAAAAATTTCTTTGCTACCGGAAACATCTTCTGCCCCACATACCCACTAAGATACTGTGCCTCTTCCCCGTACGGGTCGATGCCAAATGCACGTGAGATATGCCGGCATAGATGCCCCTTTTCATGGTCGAAAGAGTTCTGAAACTCTTCTGGCGAAGAAGTAAGGGCTATAACCATTACGGTTTGCCTGTTTCGGATATTAGAGTAGGTGATGCCGGTGTTCAGATTGCAGGCTCTCATGTTGCTGTAAGCGTTCATCAAGTCCGCACCTCTGCATCCTACTCGTTGAAGGTCGGCGATGATACGGTCGGTATAATAGCAGTCCACTGCGTAATATACCCTCACTTCCCAATCATAGTCCGGTATGTAAAACTCCTGCACTATCATAGATTACATCATCTCTTCCCACATGATAGGATTGCCTGAACCTATACAGTCGGCATAGAACCGTGTGAAAGGCATTCCATTGTAAGCGTCCACATCATCTATGTAATCCTTAATGAACAATGCGAGATGGGCTTCGTCAGTGATAGAACTTTTGTAGTAATCCGACTTCGCCATGTTTGCCACGTAAACGCTGTCGTACCCTGCATCTTTCTCCAGGTTTACACTGTACTTTTTCAGAAGCTCCTCTACCTGCTCTTTGCTGATTGGCTCCAGATTTTCTTCTTTACCCGTAGATTTGTTTTCCATCTTCATGCGGGAAACAGCCCATAAGCACATTTTTTTGCTGAAATGCCATCCGTACTGGCTGAGATAGTCAGCCATTGCAGGTGGTATTCTGTCGTATGTATCTAATCTTTGTTTCATATTTTTCTGATTTTAAGTGATTGGCAAAAGAGGGGAATAATCCCCTCTCCATTACATGAACTCTCCGTTGGCGCGTCTGCGTCTGCGTTCGCCCATATCATCACCGTAAGGCTGTGAACCGCGGCGTTCGCTGTAAACCGGATATTCCGGGAAGTAACCCGGCATACGGCGTTCGCCCATATCCGAGCCGCCGCTATAGCTTCCACCGCGTGAACCACCGCTGTTACGATAGCCCATTTCACCGCCCTGCATCTCACGCATGGCTTTCTCGTAACCATGACGACAACCCTCTCTATAGGCTTCTTCCATAGGATTACCGCCTCTCATACCGAAGTCACGGTCATATTCTCCGCGTCCTTCTTCCAATATTTCCCACATTCCCATATTATTTCTTTGTTTTAGATGTTTCAGCCACTCCGAGCTGTTCCATTAACTTCTGATTCTGTGCAATGAGGTCAGCCATATTTCTGCTCATTTCCTGCATGTTCTTATCCATATTGGACATTTGCCCCTTCAATGCGGATATTTCCTGCTCCTGCTGTTGCTTGGCTGCAAATTCTGGATTAAGCATGGCAAGCATCTGGTCACATACCTTAAGAAAGTTCTGATGATATTCCACACTTTTTAAAACGTCCTCACTTTTCTGCTTCATGGTAAGGACCTCGGTATTCATCTCGTCTCTTGACCCTGTAATCAGCATCCCTGTTTTAACATCATCGGCAATATTGGCATTAGCCGGTATCTCTTGCAAATTAACATTCTGTCCGTTTATATTCACGACAAAATCAATAACTTGGACCGGCTGTGGATAAGGCATGTTTGGAACAGTCTTATATATGGTCTTTATAGGGCTTACGTTAACGACCTGCCCACATTCCAAACTCGGATTTGCACCTCTGTGAAGAAGATATAATGTACTGTTTACTCGTAAGTTCTGAAACATGATTGGTTGATTTTAAAGGGGTGTGGCTATTGCAATTTTTGTAACAACCACAAAACCCCCATGTTAACTACTTGCTCTTTTGAGCGGTTGTCTCTGCTGTCGGCGCCGGTGTGGTTGTCGGACGATACCCGCCATTTACAAGGTACAGCTCATTGGTGTACTTGTTGTAGTGGATTTCGTAGATACCCATCCCGGCAAGGTTGCCGACAGTCACCGGCTCATTGTTGTAAGCCAGCAACGGTCTCGTGTCCCCATTAGTCCCTATCAGTATCGGGAGCGTAGCGGTCGTGCCGGCAGGTATTACCTGACGGAGACTTACATAGAAACCACCTACATAGTCCCTGTTACGGAACGCATGATTAGGAAGTTCCAAAGTCACGTTCTCCGTGCCGACCGTTACGGCTACCGTAGGAAGGGTATTGTAGTTCACCCTGCCCAGTGAAGGAAATGGGAAGGGAAATCCTGTAAAAAAGTTAGGCCACATAATTACCTCCTTTCTTACCGGAATTAACCCCAGTAGTTGTTGCATCCGCATCCGTAACCGCCGCGACCGTATGCGGCATCGCCGGCATAGGCGCCGAAAGCGGCTGCACGGTATGTGTCAAGGTTTACGCCGACAATGTTCGGGTATTGCACGGGAACAGTGTTGGGCAACTTACATTTGATACCGTCAACGTCGCTCTGCAATGCATGCAAGCCTGCTGCCAGAGGAGCAATCTGTTGCCCTACCGCATTCAGAATAGTGGTGTTCTGGTTACGTTGAGAGATTTCGGCAGTCAGAGTGGCTTTCTCTGCCGTGAGAGCGGCAATCTTGTCCTGCAATGCCTGGTTCTGCATGGCATCCAGCTTGGCAATGATAGCCTGCGTATTGGCCGTTGCACCGTCACGCAATGACAGCGTGTTCTGGTTGGCCGTGTTGACCAAAGTGTTGGTCTGGTTGCACATGGCAAGCTGGTTCTCGTAGCCCATCGTCGTGATGGCGTTCTGAGTCCTGCAGCAACAATCTGCAATCTGTGTGAGAACAGCCTGATTGCCGGACTGGAATGCGTTGATGATTTGCTGCGAGGACATGCCCACCTGATTGCCCACATTGGCGATAAGTCCTTGAATGTTACACAAGGCGCTTTGCAACTGCTGGGTAGAGCAGTTCAAAGAAGAAGCAAGCTGATTGATGGCGTTACCGTTACCCTGAATGGCTGACATCAGGTATTCACGACCCACATCACCGTTAAGCTCGGCAGGCAGACCGCCGCCATTGCCAAAGCGGTTACCGAAGCCGTTACCGCCCCAACAGAACCACAAAAGGATAATCCAGATGAACCACATTCCGCTTCCACCCCACATGTCTTGGTTGTTACGTCCCTGGTTCAGTAAAGCGAGAAGTCCGGGGTCTACACCCTTGCTTCCCATCAGGTTGGGTAGCATAGCCATAATGTCGAATTTGCTTCCGCCACCATTTCCGTTGTTCCCGTCTTGATTGAAGACATACGTTCTTTCCATAGAGATTTATATTTTGTATTACGGTCAAAATCAACCGCATCACAAAAGTATCTAAATGGTACTCCTTATAAAATTCTATGCTTCACTTGCGTGGGAACTTTGTTTCACTTTGTCGTGAAGAAATCTTCCGGTATTTTGGCATATTTTATTTTTTTTATCTGATATATGTTTTTTATACCAAATAAATATAATAATTTTGCAACAAAGGACGAGCGCCAACAGCACGTGGATATAAGTGAAGGGATAACGGAGCATAACGCTATCCCTTCATATTATCTGCTTCTTTGTATGGTTGATGATGAAAGATATGCTTCTTGTGCTTAGGCCTGTCCATTCCCTTACTTTGTTATATAGATATTCTTTTGACACATAGCGACCTGCAACACCAAGTTTTTCTATCTCTTCACGATAGATGTCGTGTACCAAGTTATCGCGCAAAATGGAAGAAATTCTTCTATTATTCCCGGATTTACACATAAGATTCAGTTTTTATTATTATTTTTGTCGTGCCAACAAGATTCATATAAATAAAGTAAGCACGTAGAATGTTTAAATTAAGGCATTTGCCCCATCCACAATCTACGTGCTACGTTTATATAATGATTCTTGTTGGCGCTTGAATCTGTGTGGGTGGGGCTTTCTTTATACTCTAAGCCCCCGAAAGAGCGCCAGCTTAAGCCGACTTCTACATCGTTAATTTCTTTCTTACCATACTCGATACATATATAATTTTCTCGTAAATGTGTATTTTCTATATATAATTTTTATAAGAATGTGTATTTTGTGGGATTTTGATGAATTATTGTTGCTTAATCCAATAAGTTTACCTCTATGATATTGCTAAAATTACCACTGCCACAAATCATAACTCACTCCACCGCCAACATAAAAACCGCCTGGATAACCATACCCGGCTTGCAACCCTAATCCCCAACGCTTCTTCTTCGGTTTGATGGAAACCGGATGATAGATGTCATTCGTCACCGTCTGATAAACCGTTCTCGGATATACAGTCATACTATCCAGCCGCGGGTCTACATATCCGCTCACCACCGCACGATACAAGCTATCTTCATACACAACCCGTTTGCGATGGAGCAGGGTATCACCTATCCGTATAGTATCATTCGGCAATATCTGCCAAAACACAGCCATCGGTTTAGAGACAAGAACCGTATCAAGTTTGACAACCGTCTGTATCTTCGTCTCGGTACGGATTTCTGCCGGCAAAGGCTCGTGCGGGCGAAACCAAGCCACCACACAAGCGATTGCCAGCAATACAACTAATAGCCACGGTAACTTTCTCATATCTTTTTCCAATTATCCTTTAACCAAGTAATTTCATCTTCGGTAAAGCTACGGTCGGCGATGATGATTTTGCCGTGGCAACCGATATACTCTCCTTTCAACTGTCCACCTATAAGCAATATATCGCCATCTGATGAAGTGCCTACACCAATAACTTTCCCGTTATAAGATTGCTTTGTCTGGTAAGTTATACCACTCTTACCTATTAAATCATCAATATTGGTACTTTGTGAGTATGAAAATGTCTCACTAGATAACGAAGCATTAACCTTCTCAAAATTAAATGCACAATTAGGCCAGATATTACCTTTAGTAATAAAAACTCGATTACCCTCATTATCAAACCACGTCCTATCCGCCATCACCGTGTAATCTTCCAATATAGGGAAACCGTAGCAGACGGCGTACATCTTGCCGTCGTAGCAGAGCTGGTTGGGGTAGTCAGGGATTTGGGTAAAGCAAACATTATCTTGGCAAATATTATTACAGACAATACCAACGCCAGTATTAGTTTCTACACTATAACTCATTGGAAATTCATAGATACCATCTTTGTCTATAACAAAATCTACACCTCTTCCCATTTTCATCATACCAACGATAATGAAACTTATCATTAACTATTCCTTTAACTTCTATTTTAAAAGTAGGAATATCTGTCAGACTCTTATACTGAAATAACCAACCATTTGGATGTCCTGCTAATGAACAAATACTATCATATTGTCTTTCTGTATATGGTAAATATGCTGAATTAATAAGTAAGTCAGAAAGAAAGTCAAATTTATACACTCCCATTCCGCTATTCAGCTTCCCCTTACCGCCGTACAGATAGGCATGGTGCCGTTGCCGCTAAGGTCTTTTAGAATAGAAGTAGGAAGCTGGGTGATGGTGATATTACATTCACCTACGAAATTGGTATATATGCCATAGCTTATTAAACCTTCTTTCCATTCAAGTGTATATACACCATCCTTATCGGCTTCTAAAATGTGTTCTCCATAATCAAACCCAAACTTAACGTGCTGCCCTTCTTGCAATCCTCTAATTAAAACCTTAAAATCATAGGGCTTTATAGGAGAATATATAAGTGCGGTTTTTTGTGATACATTTGTAAGGGCTAATGAATTAGAAGTTAGAGAGCCTGTATATTTTTCCGGAGAATTATTCCATTTCTTAAAGTCTTCCGTGTATGCTTCAATCACATCATAGTTAGTCAACCCCTGCTTCTTCGGGTCGTAGATAGCCTTGATAGATTCTTTTAAACCTGCCGGCCATGCAAGACCACCGCCCGAAGCAGAGGGGAAACCGACAGACGGGATGCCGATAGCAGGCAAGCCGATTACGGGGATAGTGATGTTGGGGATAGTGATTGGGTTCATAGGCTATCCCTCTTTAATCATTTTGGCTTCCAATACTTCGGTAGCGCTCTTGATTGTGATGTTTATGCCATTTGCTATCCCTACGATACGGAAAATCGTATTGGACGCACCGTTATATTGGGATGCGTTGGGATAAAGCGGAACTGGCTCCAAATCATCAATCCCTGCGAAAGCGGTTACATATCCGCCCTTATTCTTTATCTGTATAGTAACGGGATTGCCATCGCTGACAAATGTTGCGTAATACGCATTCTCGCTTTCGTTCTTTTCAAATGATAAAATTTCTGCTGCCATGATGTTTACTTTTTAGAGTTTCAATACTTGGTTCCTGTTGCCTTCCCTTCGGTGACTGACGTGTACCCATGAGAAATTTTTCTCATCAATTACCTGGTCGAAGGGAAGCTTCAATTCTTGTATAAGATTGAACAGTCTTTTGTTCTCTTTCGGGGTATTCGGAGTACCGACAATATCAGCAGCACACCCGTTCATGTGGTCGCTCGTTTTAGAGCCGCCTACTGCTTTATTAAGAGCAGGGCAACGGTATCCGCTTGTCACTGTGATAGGTTTGCCGTAAGCCTCTCTTAACGGGTCGAGGACATTGTCAACCAACGCTTGTGCATTGGGAAGCAGTTCTTTCGGCAATCTGTTGTCTATGGCTTTCTTGTCAGCCGTTTCGCTTTTAACCAGTTCTGCAATTGTAAAGTATCTCATGTTATTTCTCCTTTCTAAAATATTTGTCATAAACCACATGAGCCACCCATCCGGCAACAACACCGACACCGAATGATACGACAGTAGTCAAGTTCACCCAAAACGGTGTGTAGTGCATGTAAAGCATAACTCCCACGATGATAGCGATAACAATCGCTGCGATAATCAGTTTCTTTTTCATTTTGTTACTCCTTATCTTTAGTTATTATTTCATTCATATCTTCTTTCTCGACATCGAGCACTTTCTTTCCGAACAATCCCAACGCTTTCAGTAAGTTGAAATTATATCCCTTTGGCTTCAAGATATTGCTTATGATAGAGCAGAACTCTATGAAGCAGACAAACAAGCATGAATACACATCAATATTCCATTTATTGCCGGAAGCAATGTTTATCATCACCACCATACAAACAAAAGCAAAGTATGTCACCATTTTACCCATAGTACGGCGCACAGCACCGGAAAAGCGTACTTCTTCACCCATCAACAGACTTTTCCTTATCCCGAACGCAAGGTCACACACAACGACTGAAAATGTTACTATCAGCCACGGTATCATGTGTTCCAATGACTGCGCAATAAAACTGCTTGCTATTACCGAGAAACCACCCGGTATGCTTTGGGTAATAATGTTATTCTTCATCTTATCGTTATTTGTCAATTATTCCTATCTTTGTGTCTCTTATCAAATAAGCGAACTACTGTCATTCCGTTTTGCTCGTGAGAGTAGGACGGGATTTTCATATCTTGCCGTAGTATCTGAACCATGCACCCCATTTGCGTTCTTTCAAGTAGTTCGGATTGTCCTGGTTGAGTTTGGCTTCCATTTCAAATGCGCTCGCACGGTAAGCGTTTTTATTGACCTCTCCATCCCCAATCTTGTTGTCTGTGAACAAGTGATACACGAAGCTTACAAACCATTCTGCCAAATAAAGAATGTAGTAGAATAGCGGGATAAGTAACAACCACCACGCACTGACATGGAATGCCAGCAATACGGACGGGATAGCCGCTATCTCCATACACTCGAAGAACTGTTTCTGATGTATTCGTTCGTGGCGTATGGTTGTTTCGGACAACTCTTTCAGCCTCGTAAGGATGAAGCCGAAGAACATGATTGTATGATAGCTGCCAAAGAGGATAAATTTCGCAAACCAGTTGTCTAAAAAGATTGTTTTCATTGTGAATTAGTTTTAAATGCTGTCTCTAATAATTCTATAATATTACTTGTTATTTTATCACTTTTAATTGCAATCATATCTATTTAATTATCAAAAATAAAAACAATCCAAGCAAATTGCTTATACACTTCGCTTGTAAAATCATTAATTAGTTCATTCTTATCCATAATTTGATTATGAGCATAACCGTAATTAATACTCTCACCCTCTGCATACATTGTGGAATAAAATTGAACAACTCGTTTGCTGGAACCATTGCCGTTAGCATCTTCGTTAAATAAAGAAATTTCAGAAATAGCTTGACCTTGACAACCGATAGTATACCAATCAATTTTACCAGGAGCAACTTCTTCTGTTTCTCCATCACGTTGTAGAAGAACAGGGTCGCTACTAAGATTAGCAATAATAACAGGAAAACTACCAGTAGTTCCACCATTAGGCCATACATAGCTAAGATTGGCATAGAGCTTACTCCAATCAAACTCTTTCCCGGCAGCTTGTCTCCCACCAACAGCCCAGCTCCCGCCGAACCAACTCTAAGATTACTATTTTCGTTACTCATAATTGTTGTTTTAATCGGTTACACAATATGCTGTATTGGCATCCTTAGAGCCAATAGCCTCGTATTCGGCGGCGGTTTTCTTGGTTATGGTGGTGAGGTTGTCGGAAGAAATTAAGTTCTTGACTACAAACTTATACCCGTAACTTGCATTATAAGAAATAAATACTCTTGTTGTAATAAATTGAAAACTTTCCCCATTATTGGAATAATTAAATATGAAAGATAATTCACGGTTGTTATTGTTGCTTCTATAAACGTGGTAATCTCTAATGTATATCTTTTCATTAAGATTATTATTTATAAAAACAAGAGTAACCCCAGCATCTATCGCTTTGTCTACAAATGCTTTAAAATTATCAATAGTATTAAAGCACATAATAATAGAATCTTCGGCATCACTATCAATACGATATGCAGGTGTTATGAAATAGCTAAGGAATTTGTCATTATTTACATAGTAAAGGCTTTCTTTTATACTATCATCCACATACTTCTTCGTCGCCGGATGATAAGGCTGCGTAGGGGTGAATGATGAAGTGTTGGTCTTGGTGAGGACGTCGGTGTCCCTGACGAGCTGGAAAGTGCTTGCCTCGCCACAACGGGCTGTAGTGCCGTTGTTCTCCAAATAGAAATGAAGTCTTCTTAACTGCTGCTCTTCGTTGTAGATATTTAAAGATAACGTTCCCGATTGTTTGTTTGAAGCGAAATTGACAGCATATTCTACAAGAGTATAGATATGTCTTAATGAGCCTAATGACGGTTCTCCAATCTGTACCAAGCAATTATTTGTGCTCAATTTTTCAAGCAAATCCTTGTATTTATCTATACCGCCAAATGCAGCTAATATCTCCTCTGAGGAGGAACTACCTGTCAAGTCAAGTATTTCTTTCGGCAGGATAATGACATTTGAGTTTTCGGGAACTTTCACCCAATCTTTATTTTTACGACCGTAGACGTTACCGTCAGAGGGGGCTTCGTAAATATGATTTAAAACCTGAGACGATTGGGTAGCAATTCCATCCGTGACTGTTACAATTAATTGGAAAGTCGTTTCTGTAATAATTGCCATCATAAAATTAGCATTATTAGCATCCGTATAGGTAGCCACCGCCATTACTGGAATATATACAAGTTTCATCCCTGATTCTTCGGGGATGTCTGCTACAACACATACAGTATCTTTATTGACGATGCTCTGACATATATCCATGAAAGCGTCTTTCCCACCAAAAGCATTAAATATCTCATCGGATGTTGCTTGGTCGCTTAGGCTCATCGCAGCAGCAGGAATAACTACCACGTTCCCCGAACCGCCGCCCGCTATCTTCCCTTGATTAGCCCAGTCACCGTTCACCCATGCGTAGTAATCGTAAGGAGCTTCAGTACCTACAGCCATGAACCCGTCAACTGCCGAACCATCGGGAACAGCGGATTTCAAGGCTTCCAAGGTAGTGTATTCACCGGCTACACGGAAAGGAGCACCGGGATTACCGCGCGGAATGGCGAAATTCAGCTTGTATTTCGGGTTTCCGCCTTCATCCGTTCCGTCACTTGACACCGTGGCTGTAGCGGATGCCCCTGCTTCAAGCGTAGTAACCGTCCCCATTGAGAATTGAGGTGTCTTACCCGTGAAGCCGATAGCGCCGGACATATCGACAAGGAACTCAAAGTCACCATCAGCCTTGACATACAATTTTGCATTGTCGGGGTCTTCAACATCACCCGTATTCACCAATACAAAATCACCTTCTGTAATATCCGGATTGTTCTTATCAGCTTCCATGTTAGCAACTGAAGCATATACCTTCTTGATAGAGAAAGCATCGCCTTTGGTGTAGATGTCTGTCTTGTCGTATGCTTGGGCGGTCTTGTTCCATTTGTAGACATAGTGGTCTTGTCCGATATAGGTAGGATGTTCCGCGGTGTCGTTGGCATTAGATGCAGCGGTATTTGCGGATTGAGCAGCCGTTTCTGCTCCTTCTTTAGCTGCGTTGACATCGGACGCAGCTTGTGCCGCCAGTTCTGCTTTCTCATTAGCGGTATTTGCGGCTGTCTGTGCTGCGGTGGCATTACTTTCTGCTTTATCGGCGGCTTCGTTTGCCTTATCGGCAGCATCCAAAGCAGGAGCAACCAACAATTCAAGAGATGCTTTTACTACGGTAGGCACTTCTGTTCCGTTTGCCGGTTGATAGGCCGGAAGAGATGATATGTCATCCGTGCTTCCCGCATCCGGCACTTCATTAACCCCTATGGATTCAGCCATAAGACGGGCAACTATTTCTTGATAATCCTGTTCTGTCCAAGCCATAATTATTCCTGTTTATCGGTTACTTCTTCCGGTTGATTGTTGATAGCACGATTGAGCGCGTCAATGAAGAAAGGCGGGAGTCGGTTAGCTACCTGCTGTATAATCTTCACCTCTTTCTCGTCATATTCCGTTTCTCCCTCTGACTTGTATATTTTCTCTGCAAGCACAAAGGCGGCGATACCGAAGTTGCTCTGCCATATTGCGTTCGCAAAATCTTCTCTATAATCTCTGTTTATGCAATGCTTACGCGCTACGTCCATTGCTACAAGCATCTTTTCAAAGTTTATCTTTTTCATAACGATTTAATTTAAATTTTAAATTCTTTCATTAGAACTCCACTTCTGTACAATCTTATTCCTTTCCCAGTTACTTCCGTTTCATATGAGTAGCCATCGGATTGGGTCGGACTACCTACATATATGCTTCCGGGCTGGATAAACACATTTTTAAAAGAGTCGTCTCCAAACATAGAAATCATGGCATGGTTACTTGTAGATGAGCTGAGGGTGAATACAGTCTCGCTTCTGTCATTATACATTTTTATTACCCCCTCATTACTACCAATACTTTCATTGTAATCGTCCCCTATAAATATGCGCCTATTCCCACCGGAATTATTAGTACTAAAAGAGCCTGATATATTTAAATTTCCATCTTTATTCCAATTAATATTCCCATTAGCAAGATGTCCGCTTCCATCGCTGTCTAATAAAATTTTATTATTTGCAATAGACACTTTTCCGTTAAATTCTCCGGTAGCCCCTTTCAACTCCCCGCTAAACTCTCCACCAATAGCTTTTATTGTCCCGTCTGCCTGAATAGACACATTCCCGTTGGCGGATATATCTCCGGTAAAGTATATGTTTTTGGAAACCACGGAAATATTATCAAGTGCCACATTGATTTCTGAACCTAATCCGTCTTTTTTGACATATAATTTAAGTTCATCGGTAACCCCATTGATGTCCAGCCCCAACTGCGTTACATCTTCCTCTATTTTTGTAACAGACAATTCAATGCTATCAGCCCGCTGCTCAATCTGTGAGAACCTTTGATTGTTGCTTTCCGAGAGTTCTTTTACTTCCAACCTGATACTTTCCGCTGTCTGCTTTATTTCGGAACTCAATTTTGTATATAAATCCTCGAATGCGTTTTCGGCAAGAGCCAACGAGTGTATGTATATATCCCCCGTAAACTTCAACTCAAAATCGCCCGTTCCGTCCCATGTGCCGGAATACTCCTTTATTGTATATTCTTCACCCGGTTCGAGCTGTTCGGTGAAATGCAGGCTCTGACCGGGAAAGCCTATCGTAAGAGTTCCTGCTGTAATCACCTTGTATTTAAAGGAGATAAAGAACTTTCTCGGTTCTTCTCCTTCCTCATAAGTCGGCTTATTGGCTAAATCAGCATTGGATTGTTTTATGCCGGAAGAAAGTATGCGAAGCACGTTTCTATCTTCGTCCCTGATAATGGCAACCATAGCATCCTTACGGGAGTAGAACTTTCCATTCACCAATAAGAATTTTCCGTTTACAGTGAAAAAGTGAATGTCGTTCTTCGCTTCCCAACCGTTCGTATTGGATGCGAATGCCGAGTTGTACAGGTAGTTATCCTCTGCCTGTATTTCGTCAAGCACTTTGGAGATTTCCGAATAAATAAGGTCTTCCAATATCTTGAACTGGGTCATAATATTTATGCCGGTCTTCAAAATAAAGTCACCCATGAACTTGTTACCTTGCGGACTGATAACCGTCACTTCCTTGCCCGCCATTGAATAGGAATCTATTCCGGCGTATTGATGAATACTTGGCGCATCATCGCCATACACAGACAAGGTGATTGCGTTCTGACGCTTCTTGTCTGTGCGGTTACCGAGCTGTACAAGACTGTCGCCTTCTTGCGGTGTGTCACTGTTGGCGTCACAGTCCGTTTTGCTAAGGTCTATATAATCCTCGCCGACACCTACGCATAGGCGCCAATAGTAACGGTTGGATACATTCTCGTAGACACCCGGCTTGATATTGAAGTCTTGAAACCGTACCTGGTCGCCTTCATTGAACGGGTTTTCAATAGCCGTTTCACCATCGTCAACCAACAAATAGCAACGCCAAAAATCCTCGTGTTCCTCAACTTTGCCGCATTTCATTCCGGCAGCGGTGAACATGTAGTTTCCGCCTGCATAGGAAAGCTTCTTTATCTCCAACTCGGAGAACATCGCTTTGATACGCACAAAGAGTTCGTCCACCTCGATATAGGATTTGCCCGTCTTGCTGTCTACTTTGATAACAAAGCCTTCGCCGAGTGCACCGGAAGAAAAGTTCATGGACTGGATGTAGTCTGAGAACAATCCACCTAAGAACTTTATTAAAAATCCTGCTTCGTCTGGCCTGTCCTTTCTTATAAAGAACTTTGATAGAGCCTCTATATCAAGAGCCTTAAAGTAGACAATCCGGTCGGCAGAAGTTCTGATAAACAATGCAGGGTCGGCATCTGCAACACAGATATATATTTCCCCAAGATTTAACCCTTGCAGATGCTCTTCGTCACTCGGAGATAAAGCAGGGGGTATCGCCTGATGGTTTTCATCAAGTGCGTCACCAAACCACAATATTTTACTAACCCGCTTTTTCATACTTCAACTTTATCAACATTAGTAAATGCGGCTTTCTCCGCACTGAATTGTAACATTTCCCCATCTTTGGCATGGTCTATCAGAAATGCAGGGAAAGAGGCGGAAGAGCCAGCTTCAGGAGAGCCGCCGATACCCGCTATATCGTTGTTTTTCGGCTCAATAGATACTTTGTATATGAATAGCTGACTGTCTACATTTACTGTTTCTTTTTCATCGTCGGGAGTTGAGTTACCCGAACGAACGTACTTTGTGCCATTAATTTCCACCATTGAAAGACATAGAATACGGTTGATATGTCTTGAAAACCAATAAGGTACGCCTTTTGAATCTCCTATTGTAAGTTTATACACATCATAGGGTATTGCGTATAATTCTTCTATCTCTTGTTTTTGATTACGGTATTGCTCATTATCCACTTGTGCAGAATAATCAGATGGCTTAATTCCCGCTTCCAAACGAAAATTGAATATTTGTTGAATATCGTTTATCCAAAATATATTATCAAGACCAGAATTATTATTCTTGTGAGAATAACGAATAAGAGTTGTTTCCCTTAATAGAATGTCAGAAGATTCTACCATAAAAGGTTCCGATGTATCCTCATTAATTGTAACTGTATATTCACCATCTTCCAAATTTTGGAGAATGGCATAATGCACTACATTATTATCATTATGATTGTATATTAAAAGGGGTATAGGTGTGGATTTTTTAGTTATGTTATTATTTAGAATTACAGACACTTCCTCTGAAGCATTAGTAAACACTTGTATATGGATTTTGTCAGAAGAATGAAACTTCTGAATATAGTCCATATCAAGCCCAAACTCATATTTTATAGGTGAGAAAAAAAGAGGGCAAACATCACCAACTTTTACCATGTCTTTTCGTCCTTTTTACAGTGACGTGTAACTTCACACATCTTGCGCAAATATACACACTATTTAGACTAATTCCAAATAATTATTTTAAAAATAATCAATTCACATCCTTTACTATCAAAATATATTTTACCGCTTCCGGTCTGCCGTAGTTATAGCTTGCACTTTTTACATAACCTTTATAAATATGCCCGTTCTTCTCTACCCGAATATAGCCGGATAAGTCGGAAGGAGTTTCCAAATCGCCAGTTTCAACGGACAATTCACCCACCGAGAATAATCTGCTGCCTAATACAAAATCGTCTTTCACGCTCTCCCCATTGAACGAGACATCGCTATTCCCGTCAGATGAAGCGAAATTGAGTGTCTGGGCAAATGCAGCTAAAAAACCTTTATTGGCATCAATCATATAGAAAGGCGCATACATAACGTTAAACATAGTGGAAGGCGATATAACCCCTGAAACGTTCCACCGAATAAGCTTGTACTTTGAATCGCTAAGTAAAGCTCCTACAAAGAACACGTCGTTATCACTGTCGCTATCGGTAGTCTTTTCTCCCTGTTTTGCAGCAAGGAACTCAAATCCGTATGCATCTGCACGGTAAGGGCTTATCATCTCAAAAACATTATCAGTCAGTGTAACTCCCGTAGTGTATTCATTTGTAAAATGAAACTCATCACGCCCATTTACGCTATCATAATCCTGCTTGTCATATCCGACTTTTACCCTTGAATAAACCATTGATGAATCTACATTATATGAAAAGTCTGTAACAGCATCCCCTAAATCTTTAACTTCCCTGTCTTGAAATAGGGTATCACGAGGCACAAATGTAACCTTGTTCTCACCGATTACAGGCACAAACCCGAAAACGGCACTCATCCAATTTGCAAATTTCGTGTATGAGGTATATACCTTTGCTTTTTCCAACCCTCTTATACTTTCTGCCGGAACAATCAATGCGTTGTTTATACCGATATATAAATTGGGATTATCGGGCACAGCTATTTCTCCTATGACACCCTCCTTATCGTTGTTTATAGACCGAAGCAATCTGTTTAATAAAGTAACAGGCTTAATTACATCCACATCTATCGGCTTATCCCTTGCAATAAATTCTATCGTCATTGGAATAGTCATGTTGGATAAGGTCACGGTTACATTCCCGCCGGTAGTCGTTTTTACCGCATGGAAAAATAAGGATAATTTTTCTCCCGGTTCCAATGTAACCGTCTTGTCTATATCAACAGTATGTACAGTCGGGTTTCTATCAGGAAGAGAGAGATTGTATACATTTGTGTGATTTCCGCTTTTATCTATTTTATGTAATACCAATTCTGATACGAACAATCGATGCGCTATATCAAATTTACACTTAACGGAAACAGTCAGCGGCCTTGCGGATATATTATCAAAGAAATAAGGAAATTTATTTTTTACACTGAGTTCATTCTCTTTTTCTGTTATCTTCTCATATTCCACATCATCAACTTCTATTATGTTTTTAACGGCAATTTCCGGATTTCCTTTTATATAAAGCGGAACCATATAAAAATCTTTCCCGTTACTTGCCGTAAAATCATAGACAATATCACTACTGTCGCTTTGGCTGGGTATAAGCCATTCTATATGGCTTGTCATTTCCAACCTATCATAGTAAAGAGGGGTACTATCTTTCAATTCACTAACCGGATATTCATACTGCGTACCTTTCTTGGACTTAATCAAGCTTGCGAGGCTGTTATCAACGGCATTTATTTCGCACGTTGTATTGCTATATGTGAATGTAGAGAAGTCAAGCGCACATCTGAACTTTTCGTTGAGAAGCCATGAGTTATTACGTATATAGAACACTATTGTGGCGGAAGAATTTAAATACTGCTCCAGATATTCTTTCAGCAACAATGAAAAAGCCCCGTTAGCAAACTCAAATTTTGTGGAAAAACTGCGGACTACCCCGTCATAGTCTCCTCTTTTGAACGACATTTCCACATCAGCCCAATTTACAAGTTCATTCGTAGCATCATACGCCATTCCGTTTACCAATAACTCACATCTGTAATACATACTTATTTCTTTTTTGAAGTTGAACGTATCATAGCATCTATATCATCACACATACGCCTAACCATATAGGCATATTCTTTAGCAGAAAACGTACTCTCGTCAATGTGCATTTTTACATAAGACATCAACGAAACACGTTCTTTGGTAAAGTATTCCCTATCCATTTTTGTTTTCCCCATATCGGAAGATGTTTCAGCTAATTTTACAAGGCGATATTTATCAGAGGCGGAAACGCTGCTTATCCGGTTTCTTATCTTGTCGTGTTCGTCCTCTTTGAACTTATAGCCTAAAGTAGACATAACATCTACAACATCACTCCAATCACCTGATAAAATCAGCCCTTCGCATACAGCAAGGCAGTTTAATCGAATTTGAATTTTAAGAATTTCGTTTCTCCGGCTTATCAAGAAAATTGTAGATTTTCCGCCGACTATTGACAGATATTCGTTACACAGTTTCTCGGCGGCTAAAATCTTCTCTTTAGTACTATATTTACCACCTTGCACCACTTTATCAATGTCTCCCAAGAATATGTCTATAAAACGGGAAAGGCATATTTTATCCAAATCATTATATATCATATCTTATACTCTATTTGAAATCCAATTATAATCCGCACGTTGATTGGCTTTTTTCATCATTCTTCCGATGCTTTGCAATTGTTTGGTATTGCTTTCCATCTTCTTTTCAAGTCGGCTGTAATCATTGCTTACATTGACTACAATTCCTTCTTCTCTCATATTTTTTAGTCGTTGCTCCAATAATCCGTAATCAGATGTAAGCCCTCTGCGGTCATAGATATATGACAAATCAGGGATTACCTGTGCATGCGCCGGAAGGTCTACCAAAGTCGGCTTATCAGGAGTGATAAAAAGCCCGTTATCAGTAACAATCCCCTCTTTCTTGCCACCGTCACCGACAATAGCCAAGCCGCCGGGGTGGTCTTTTGTTCCTTTGGCGTATTTGGGGATAGGCTGGGCGGCTATAATGGCAACTTGTGCGGCTCCCATAGCACCAACTAAAGCAGCAAGGACTAAATTAGGCAAAGCCTTTGTTATAGCTAAGGCTGTAGCTATTCCCGCCTGAACAATAGAATTGGCTTTATCCCATCTTGCTTGTTTTTCTTGTAATGCGGCCTTTTTCTTTTCAAGTTCCTCATTTTTAGCAGCTGTCTTATCCTCGGCTGCACGCTTGCGAAGCTCTGCTTCTTCCTTGGAGATAGCCCCGTTCTCTTCAAGAGCTTCTATGCGCTCTATCTCTTTATCGTATGCTTCATCATTGGCGTCCTGTTCTTTTTCAATATTTTCAATTCTCGCATCGTATATATCTGTCATTAACGAAGTTATTCCGTCAACAATTTTCCCTACACTTTTTAAAAGAGCTTCAAAACTTAATTTCCCGTTTTCTGCAACATCCGCAATTATATCGGAAAGCCCTTCAAAAATCCCAGCTGTTTCACCAAGAGAATCTCTTGCGGCGCTATTCATTTCTGATAAACCTTCCTTGAATTTATCAGCCCACTCCTCTCGCTTCTTATTTGCATCATCGTAGCTTATTCCGTCTATTTGCGCTTGCAGATTGGCTAACCTATCTTCTAAATCCTGATATTTTTCATCAGCAGGGTCAAGTAATGACATCTCTGATTCAACTTCTTTTATAAGAGCCTGCAAACGTGCCTTAGAATACTTAACTCCAATATCATATAATTTCTTTTCGTAATCCTCTTTACTTATTTCGCCTTCCGCATACTGCTTCTTTACAATATTAGCTTCTTCTAATGAAGACGTCTCTTGCCTGTCTACAATCCTATCTGTACTTGCCTCAATCAACCCAATCCTTTCTTGAAGATTTCTCATTATGAGAGAATTTTCCCGTTGCATGTACTTCATGCGTATCGCCACAACATCCTCTCCATTCTTTTCAGCATCCTTTATTTCCGCATCACGCATCATATTATTGAGTTGTATTTGGAGATTAAGCCTTTTGTCTAATTCTTCATTCGAGTTTTCCCCAATGGAAGCTAATCGATTTTCAAGATTTGTCTTTTCTATTTCAAGGAGTTCCTTATCGTACTTGTTGTTTACTTCCGCAATAGCCTTGTTTTTAAGTATTTCAAGGTTTTTCCGAAGTTCTGTCTCTTTTTCGGAATTGCCTTTTATCTCTTTTATTTTGCCTTCATACTCCTTGTTGATTTCAGCTATCTCCCTTTCTCTACCGTCAGCAATCAATTCTATCCGGGATTTGGATAAGTCCTCTGTTATCCTCTTGATGTATTCAGCGTATTCTTCCGCTTTTCTTTTTTGCTCTTCATAAGCTTTATCATCCCCCCCTGTATAATCTGTAATTTTTATACTTCTTGATATAGCTATTTGGGCAGAATATACATCACGCAACTCTTTAGTTAATCCTTCATATTCCTTTCTTAAATGGGACACTCTATCAGCAGATTTTATAATTTCCCCTGAAAAAGGGTCTACATAGTCTGTTTCGGCTTCTGCATTTTGTATTTCCATTAGTTTACCCGCTGCTTTCATTGATAAATCCAATGCTTTTGTAGAAAGATTTTCCATTTCTGTCATCTTGGCTTTTGCGGTTGCTGTTGCTATTATAGATTTAGAAAGTTTTATATACTCATCATTTGCTTTTCCCAACAAAATATACTCCTTTGACATATTCTCAAAATAAGAAGGGTATTTTTTTTGCAATTCGGATACCGCTTCATTTCTTTCTTCCATAGACCGAGATGTGTCTTGCGCTGCTTTGTATAACAAATCCAGCTCTGTTCTTTCCTTAACGCTATCAGAAATTCCCTTTCTCCGAGCATCTTCCAATTGTTTATAGGCGCTTGTTGTTTCTTCAAGCGCCTTTTTGCCCTTGAACAAACTTGCGACCCAGCCAATAACCTCATTCCCGTATGCAGACAGAAGTGTGATGCCTATTACCAACGCAGACTGCCAAGAAAACAAGCTCCCCAATAGCTGTTTCCAAACTGGAACAGCTTCTTTACCCTGCGCTTTCAAGGACTTAAACTCTTCACTTGCTCTTTTAAGCTCATCCGCAAACATGGGTAAGTTATTGGAAATAGCAAGGAAAAACTGATTGAAACTCATTGTTAAAGATGGTAGCTCTCGTAATAATTGATGTGTCTGTACGTTCAATCCGTTCCACAAAGATGCATAATTCCCCACGTTCCTCTGATAATTGCCAAATTTGGCGTCAATTTCCTTTAACTTATCGTTTAAAGCGTTGGCCTGAGTTATTAAATTCTTTCCGATATTACTTTCCCGGTCAGCTTCACTTAAGGCCTTATATCGCTTCTGCAATTCGAGCATGGCGGCATTCATTTCATAATAGCTGCCGGAAGCTGAAATAATTGCCGTGGAATGATTTTTTATCAAAGCTGAATATTGTTGATTTTGCGCCATCAGTTCCGTGTGCCTCTGTTTTAATAGCGAAGACTGCCTTATATATTCAGACAAAGTAATTTCCCCGTCTTTATAAGATTTTCCAAGAGCTTTAATATCTGCATCAATCTTTTTCATAGCCTCTTTATTGGCTATGGTATCAGCCGTTAACTTAGTAACTTCGCCATCATACGCTTGTACCGTATCAATAATAGCGGTATAGCTCATATTTGCCGCCTGCAATTGAGTGGATGCCTGGCTCATTATATTACTTGCTGTTTGGGTGCTTTTAGCCGCATTATCCTGCGCCGAAGACACCTGGTTGGATGCGGAAGATAATCCGGCAAGCATATCACTTGCATTCTTGATATTTTTGGCGAACTGTTCGAACAAAAGATTTAACTTTTGCAAAGATGACATTGAATTTAGTTGCTGGGATACTTGACGTAGCACGGTAAGTTGTTTCGCCTGAATAGATGCCATATTTTCCTGCGTCTTATTCAATTTCTCCAACAGCGAGGTATAATTACGTGCTTTTTGGGAAAGCTCATCAAATGTTTTGGGATTAGTTTTTACTCCTTGCGCCAACTCCTTAGCAAGCTCCACATAAGACCCTTTTGTACTATCAAATTCAAGACGGAGTTCCTTTAATTGTTGTACGGCTTTTTTGTCGACTACATCGGTAATTACATATTCGTTTGCCATAAGTCCTAATATTGGGTGTCATGCAACATCACATGATAACGCAAAGATATAAAATTATTTAGAATTAGTCTAAATTAAATTCATATATTCACCATTTCTTGTAAGTACAAAAATAAGTACCTATTTTTGTGCAAAACAATAAAAACAAGTAAATTATGAGAACAGCCAACTATTCAGAACTAAGAAACAACCTTAAACACTATCTCGATGGTGTGATAAATGACAGTGAGCCATTGCTGGTGCACCGTGCCGGCAATGAAAGCGTTGTTGTCATATCTTTAGATGAATATAACTCTATTAAAGAAACTGAATATATAATGAAATCTCCGGCAACGATGGAAGCTATCAGAAAAGGGGAAGAAGATATTAAGAATGGAAATTGCGTTTCTCAACACGAGGGAGAAAGCATGTCGGACTTTTTAAACCGGATTGCATGTATAAAATAACACTTTCCGCACAAGCAAAAGAAGAATACCAATATTTTGTACGAAGCGGTAATAGGGCTATAATAAATAAAATATTGTCACTGCTTGAAGATATAGCCAAACACCCTTATACCGGAATAGGCAAACCGGAATCTCTGAAATATGATTTGTCCGGCAAATGGTCTCGGCGTATAAATTCGGAACATCGCATTATCTATTCAGTTAATGATGAAATAATCACGGTTTATGTGCTCTCTATGAGGTATCACTATGGTAAAAAATAAAGTATCAAAAAGTAGCCATTGGTAGCCAGTTACCTTTGGCTACTTTCTTTTTTATGCAAGTTCTTTTATACTTTACTAACTTTTCCATCTTTTTTCTTTGCCATATCGAAATAAATGCTTTCCTTTGCAGTGCTTGATACAACATAATAACTCTTGGGCAAAATAAAGCGAATAAATTTTGTACAAGATATTGGGAAACCCTCTAAGGTGGCAGAAAGGAAACAATCTGCGACTTCTATGCCCTGCGTATGTTGTGTCAAGCACACCTACGGAGGGTTTCTTTTTATCATAATTCGTTATAATATGCTTGACACAACGAATGAACTAATTCCAAATTTAAAAGGAATGACCTCTCTTGAAATTGCAGAGGTTACGGGCAAAAGGCATGATGCTATCTTACGAGACATCAGGAACTTGCTTAAACAAGGAGTGAACGTCCACAATTTTGTGGCGGTTGAATACACCGACAAGAAAGGTGAGAAAAGACCTCTTTTTAATCTCACCCCTAAAGGCTGTCTTGTTCTCGCTTCGGGATATGATGCTGTTTTGCGTGAAAAGATTATTGATAGGCTGGAAACATTGGAATTAGGCAAGCCGAAAGTACCCCAGTCTTTCAGTGAAGCATTACAACTTGCCGCTGACCAAGCCAAGCGAATTGAGGAACAGCAGAAACAAATCGAGCAGAAAGACGCAAAAATTACCAAACTCCAGCCCAAAGCCGACTTTGCGGACTGCATCATGCAATCCGAGGACTGTATATCCATTGGCGAGATGGCAAATATATTGAAGCAAAACGGGCTATTCAAAAAGGGGCAGAACGCTTTGTATGAATGGCTCCGGTGGAGCGGGTATCTGTTGAGCAAAGGCGCACGTTACAATCTGCCGACCCAAAGGTCAATGTCTTTAGGAGTGATGAAAGTTGCAGAGAAAACCCAACCCGCAAAAGGAATGGTATTCATCAACAGAAAGGCTGTAATCACCCCTTATGGGCAAAGGTATTTCCATTAACTTGTTCAGTAAAGGGAAATCAGTAGGGCAATGCACCATAAGCTTTACTTATAAATAATTCAATAACATAATAGATTGCGGCAAGAGGTACGGAGTAATGACGTACAGCCTACATTATATACTATAATTTAAGACTAAACAAATATTCATCATGGAAAAGAAAGAATTATCAACCGAGGAAAAAGCAATGCTGTTGTACGAGGCTATGAAGCCTACTTTAGATTTTGACGGTGGTGAGGAATGGCAGAATAAAATAATAGATGCCATTCATACAATCGGGTGCATAGAGGAAGAAATAAAGCCGGACTGTATCTATTGGTTAGTGGAAATTTACAAGATGTTCGGCAGAATAAAAGAAACGAAAATAGCGATTTGATAACTGTTAGGAATAATATTGCCACATAAACAAGCATAGACGCACGTTGAGGTTTCGACCAACGTTCACGTTACGATGCCCCGCCAGCAATACGGCTGGCGGGATAAGAAAGGGACAAGTTCTATTTTTTGTTCTGTTTTTAATATTTTTCAATTTAAAGAGAGAAAAATTACGGGGGTTATACAAAAAATAATGTTCTATTTTTAATATCAGAACCAAACATATTCAATCAGTTTCCCGTTGAACATTTCGCCTCTCGGGCAAAAATTGAAAACCCCGTCTTTCTCATAAAGGATATATACTTTCCCCTCCATCTTTGCGGCTTTTCTTGCAAGAGAACGCATCTTAGCTATATCTGCCATTCTCTTTTTGTTTTCACACGCACATCCCATTATAAACCGAATTTTCTAAAATAATCCGCAATACCTTGCTTTATATGCCTTTCCATGAATGCCTTTCTCGCATAAGAACCGACCTTGTAAATTGCCTGACCGTATTTCTTTTCTATATCATTGCTAAAACTTATTCCTACACTTTCAATCCTTAATCCCTTATCTGTTGGTACAGCTGTAATAGAATTGTGAAAATCTCCTGTTATCACAAGATTTGGGGTTCCCTTAGAACTTACCGGAGCATTTATTAATGAAGAATACATAAGCGGGGCTACCCTTTGCTTGAAAGCTGCATAGCCTTTGGCATTCTTGTACCAATGTCCTGCTTCTTTGGTGTTGAAATACGGGTCATTGAGGTAAGTGGGGCGTAATGGCTTATCATTGCCATTAATACCAGACCATAATTGCTCTACGATGTATTGCGAAACTTCCTCTTTATTTTTTACCATAACATCTCGTATCATCGGCTCGAACCCTGTAACAAAACGCCTGATATTTTCTTCTGCTTCAATAATATTCGCCATAACAGATATAATTTAGGGGCGAATAAACGCCCCTAATTGAATACACAACACAGTTACAATATATAATCATCCTTCTTTTGCTTGAGTGCATTAGAGGATGTTATATCGTCATAGATGGACGAAAGGGTCTTCTCCCTTTCTTCGGGCGGGCGGTCAAGAAAAAATACGTTCTTATGGGCATCTATGAAGTCCCTCTTCTTCATTTTCTTTACCCTGTCTTCATTGAACGTTACACCTTCTACTATCATACCCAAGCCTCGATACCTGTAATTCCGGATTCTTGCAATACAGAGGGAGATGCAAGAGTAATAGAACCTTCTCCAACAGTAGTAATAACTCCGTCAGCATAAGACGCACTTGTTGCACCGTTCAATGCGGTTTCTGCATTTTTCGCCAGCAACTCACCGTAGTACTCCGTAATGTCCAGCTTCCCGAAGTGCTCAATCAATTTATACTTATTTGATTCCGTTGATACCAAATCGACATAAACCAATCCTTTCAATGCATCAACAACATCAAAATCATAGGCTCTCACATCCGCATTTTTGACATATTTCTCGTAATCCTTGAACATGGTTGCAATAGTCAGATTGGCCTCTGTACCGGAGGAATCCCAATCTTGTCCACCAGGATAAACGCCTGACAAGGGAATACCTGCCAAATCTTCGGTGCCGTCATTCACTCCGTAAACAACATTGTTTTCGTCAACAAAATAAGCATCAAATGCCACATTCTTTGCAGCCATTATATTTGCTTTCAAACTGGCATCGTAATCCTGCAAAGTCCATACATCATTTTTTGCAGAATAGCCTGTGACTTTTGTAGGGCCGTATCCTGTAGCAGAAGTTTGCGCTTCTCCACCGGAAGGAGCATATTCCACAATTGTTTTAATAGGGAATATTCTTCCGGGGCGGTCTGCATGACAAGCCTTTTCAAAAGCTTCTGCTGTTTTCTCTGTAGGTATCTTATGACCGTGAATAGTCAATATGATAGCTTTTATTTTACCGGGGTCAAGCACGCATACGGAGCTACCTGTATTAAAAGTTGCAACACCCGGACATTTTCTATAATCTGTTGCCATAACATTTTACTTCTTTAATGGTTAAATTTACATTCTTCATTTCAATAGCATCAATAAAATCGCTGAAAGGTTTGCCGTCTTCACCTATAACACCAACCCTGCCATATCGGTAATTTTCAATATAGGAGTGTGGAACCACATTATCGTAATGACAAACAATATTTATATCTTTCTTGATTTCGTCCAAGAAAAGGCGATATATAGGTCGCAAGACCTGTTCAAAGGAAGTCTTTTGCCGGTCTTCGTTTGAATATTCTTTCAAAGTGTTCACCATGATAATAAACTCCAATCCAACCTCTGTTTGGGCAGAACTTCTATCTTCCGTAAATGGAGAGTAAAGACATATTATAGGAAACTTCAATTTGCTTGTCTTAGGACTTTTGCCCCATAAAGTTAGTTGATTGCTTATGTAAGCCCAGTCTCCGAATAAAAACGACACATTGCTTCCGTATCTTTTTGATACCTTTTTTACAATGTCCGCAAATATATCATTTACTGATTTCATATCCCCATACAATTTATTTTACGCAGCATACATGGGTTGAAACATATACCGGCATATTCCTTGCCTTGTAAAAGTTGATAAACACGTTTGTTCATATTTACCATATCATTCCATGCCCTAATTTGCAAAACTTGTGGAGAAACAGTATCTCCATCAGCAGAGGTTACCGTTCCTACATTTGTAACACTGTAATTTCCGTCCGCTATATACTTGAAAAATATATAGCAAGCAATAGGGCTGTATTTTTCTGATAAAAGAGCAAACAGTCTATCCCATTTATTATCAACGCTATCGTCTTTTGAATTAAGATAATCGGTAAACGCCTTGCACATATCCTCACCAAGTATAAGAATTAGATATTCCTGTTCATATACAGAAATATATGATTCTATTTTATCCAACTCCGCATCTCTTGTTATAGAGGGAGCGCCAGTGTCAGGATTTATCCCGACACTCAGCAACCCAGTGAAAGATTTGTAGTCAATTATCATACCGTATCTTTTCTTGCAGATTTACGTTTGGTAAACAGCTCCTCGCAACCCAACATTTTGGCGTCGTTAATCAGTTCGTTTGTCGCTTCAATTTTACCTTCCGCATAAAATTTGCTTGCAAGCGCCATACCGACTGACACTTCATCACCGGACTTATATTTCACACCATCTTTGATAAATGTTACTTTATAGCGTTTCGTCAAATTAATTCTATATTCTTTTGCCATTTTTTATCCTCCTACTCCTTGAGTGATACCTTCTATTACAGTAGCAAATGTGTCCTTTACAAACGCTGTTTTATACTGCGATTTGATATAACACATTAATCTATTCTCTGCGATTACAGTAACAATATTTTTGCGGAAATCGTCATTTTCCCATCCCATAGTAATAGACAATGCCCACAAGTCGCGAATATTCAAATATGAGAAATCTCCCATGATAAAATCACCTTGTTCTATCGCCGTAGTCGTTTCGACACGTAATCCTTGAATAAGCTCATCTCCATAACGGAACGGGCGCAGATACTGCCCATTAGCATCCTTAGCTAACTGCATAGCCGCATAATCCAATGGGTTCATCAATACAAGGTTGGGACGATATGCCATTTCGCTGGTAGATACAATTTGCGAATAAGCTGCCACAAGAGCATCAAACATGTTCGGTCTTTCAATGTAGAAAGTGGAAAGAGAAAATGCCGGCATATCTGAAGCAACTCCTTTTATTTCCCCACTGGAACCATTGCCTGACAAAATACCCTGTTCTTCTTTTATACCAAGTTTGTTTATCATTTCCGTTTCAACTTCATTGACGAAACTTGGGAAGTCAGACAAGGTTTCTTCTGTAAACTTGGCGGCAATTGCAACTTTGGCGGCCGTCACCGTTTTTTCCGTCAATGTCGCATCCATAAGGGGCTTTAATCCACCCTCAGGAACCCATGCAGCATCCCCATCCTTGCTTGTGTATTCCGCATAAACCAAAGTCCGATTGTTGGTGCTCGATACATTTGCATATTTCCGAATGACAGTCTGCGCTCTCGGATTGACTGATAAATTTGGGTCAACCTCAATCCCGTAATGCGGAGCAAGAGACCCGAAAGTAATAGTCGCGGCATCTTTCTTTTCCAACACAAGATTTAATCCCAACTTATTGCCGGGAGCCGCCTGGCAAGCCGATTTCAAATCGAGGGACATAATACCTTTCTTGTCTGCGGTAATATACTCCTTGAGCTGTTCGTGTAGCTGCTCATAAACGGATTTAATCTTTACCTCTCCGTTTTTACCCACTTCAGTAGAAGCCTTTACACGTAAAATGGCATTCTCCAGTTCATTAACCTTCTCCTCAAAAGTCTTTTTGTCAATGCCGGCAAAATCCTTTTCCTTGATGTCTTTTATGGAATCAGCGGCATCCTTTATGGATTTGCGCAAATCTTCCAGTTTAACTTCATCCGAAAGATAGCCTTTCACTTGTTTTTCAAAAGCTTCTCCCATTTTTTCGTCCAAAGATTCAAAAAACTTTTTGTTTTCTTCAGACAGACCGGATGTGTCCATAAGTTCTAAAAATCCTAATTTCATACCGATTTTAGTTTTAATAAATTACATAATGATTTTTCTTCCGTTTTGCCATTACTGCCGGCTTCCTTCTCTTTGGGTGGAACTGGTATAACACTGTCCGGCCTAAAAGATGCAAGTGACATTGCTTTGGCTATAATTTTTTGCAAACGCAGTTGCTTAGACATACTCATATTTTTGCATAACGAGGAAATTTCACTGTTTAAATCCTTATAAGAATTTTCATAGTCTTCAATTGACTTCAACCCCAGATACTCGGTTTCCCCATTGCAACCTATCGACACGATGGAAACCTCATAAAGTTTCACTTCGCCAACAAGGAAGTCATCTCCGGTCTCATTGTAACCGCATTTTTCCCACACATAACTGAACCCTATCGAGAACTGGTTGAGTGTCCCGGATTCCAGCTGTTTTATGGCACGGTCTCCAAGGTCAATCTCATCTATCCGCGCCTCGAAGTAGAGACCCTTATCGTCTTCCCTCAGTTCTGTAATGGCACCGATAGGCTCGCTCATGTCATGCATCCACAACAGCAGTATCTTGTCATTCGCACCGCTCTGCGGCCCACGTTCCTGGATGCTTTTTGCAAAACAACCTTTCAGAAGGACATCGCCCGCCTTGTCCCGGTTACCGAACACCGCCGCATATCCGCTTATCGTCCGGCTTCCGGGGCTATATTGGACATCTTTTGAGTTAATGGAGAATAATTTATATTGCATCCCCATTTTATCTTTGTATTTATTCATCTTTGTTTCCATTCTCTTTGCTGTTATTGATGTTGTTCTCAGAAGATACGCTGCTTGCTGTATTGTTGTCAAAATCTCCCTTGGGATTATCCGGATCAATGTCTATATATCTTGCGATTTCTACACGGGCTTCATCATGCGTTATCAAAGACTTGTCCAATAACCTTTGCATGGCATCGGCCACTTTAACCAATGTATTCGCTTCTGCTTCTTTGTTAGTTTGAAGACATTCAACGTCTGCAAAATCAATCTTAATAAAAACACCCTCTGGGCATATAGCTTTTGAAAGACATTCTGCTATCTTTCGGCTATCTGGAATAATCACATCTTGATAAGCCTTTTTTCCAGCGCTTTCAAGATTATCATATTTGGCATCCGTGAACAGGTTGGCATTTATTCCCATTGCATTGGCAATCTTATCCGTACATCTTTTATCCTCTTCATGAAGCTTTAATTTATCGGCATCAAAATCAAGGGGAAGCCATCCTAATTTATAACGTGTCACCAAAATGGGGTATTCCTTGTTCACCAAGCCGTAATCGCGTTTAAAACTGTCTTTTATCTCCTTTTCATCTTCTGAAGAAAGAGCAACATTACCCATTTGGTCTGTGTAGTCGTTATAGAGTACGCCTTTGGGGCCGCCGTTTACAAGTAATGTATAGCTTGCCGACATGGAAGCTATCCAGTTGGATATAGGCTGAGACAAACTGTCTGAAACTGACTCGAATTTAACATCTGCACTCCTGCCGCTCTCAACAAGGATATTGCTGTCATATACTATTATGTATTCATAATCTTCCAATTCCATCCGCCGTCCGTTGCAGTCAATATATGCACTCGATACAATGTCCCTCAATTCATACTGACGAAACACTTTACCCGTTCCCTCTATATGGAATATTTCAGGGGGAACTATCCACATCGCTTTGGGAACGCTTTTTCCTGTGGCCCTCACAAGAACAATAGGACAATATCCGAAAACTTTAAGGCATATCTCAGCCTGCTTTACAAACGAAGAAAATGTTTGCAACGGATTGGGATTGTGGAGAATATTTCGTATATCAGCATAAGTTCTTTTTTCATTCCCGTCTTTATCAACAACGTAAGGAACACCACGGGACATCATGGAACCGATTTTATCAACTACAGTAAAAAAAGGAGTGCAAGAAATAAGCGCCTCAGCTTTATCTGAATTATTAGTCATGTCATAATATACTTTCCATCTGGAACGAGTACCAAATAAATCAGATAAAAACCAGTAGTTTCCTGCTGCATCCTTTTCTACCCGATTTACACTGTCATACATCGGAATAGATTTTCTATTTTTCGGCTTCCAAATTTTAGTAAATATGCCCATATACAAAGCAGGAGTGACAGCAAATGAATGCGGCCACTCCCATATATTTAGTGTTTTAGTCCATTTATACGGTTGCGTGCAACTTCACACGCTTGTAGTGACCCTACGGGTGCAAATATATATATTATTTAGACTAATTCCAAATAACAAACAATCTTTTTTCGATTACTTTTTTAATTTTCTTTTTATCCTATCCGCTATACAGCACAATACATACATTGCTTCATATACGTCCTTGCCATCGTAATCCATTAGATTACGCATAAACAATGACATCTTATTGTCTCTCTTAAATTTAAATCCTCGGACTAATCCTCGAAAGGCTTCAATATAAGCTATTTTCCCTGCATTCTCCTGTCTTGCCCAGACATCTCCTATTTCTGCTCTATAATCGCGTACATAATGAAGCATCGCCTGCGAAACCTCAATGTTCACATCTGCACCTGATACAAATGTCTTAACCGCTTCGATAGGAAGCGGCTCTCCTATGTATGCGTCGTCCACATATACCGCCCCATCCACTATGTACGCTTTAGCATGGACGAATCTTCCATTAAGCAGTGGATGTATTTCTACAATCGGAATACCGGAGAGAACCGCCGCACCGTCATCATAACTGTCATATTCAAATTCCCCACGCTTTTCAACAGTTCCGGTAAGAGCATCCGCACCGTCATCATGTGCATTCTTCCCGAACTTCCTGAAAGACTTTATCTCCGCATGAAATTCCGGGAAAAGAGTTTCCCAGCCTTCAGGCATGTATGTGAGGTTCATCACTTCGGCAGAGCGGGTGAAAATTCTCACCTCTTTATTTCCGGATTGGTGGAACCATTTTATTTCTGTTTCATCATTTCCGATGATACGTGATTGCTTCTCCACGTTTCGGGCAAAGCCACGCCCGCCGTTATTGCTTTCGATATTAGCCACGGTTATTCCGTCCTTAGCAAGCATGGTTGCAACTTTCGGCTCCGTAACTTCCATAGGAGCATCCGTATATAGAACATTTAAAATGAAGTTGCCGATTTCTGTATCTATGTAATCTATGGAACATAGCTTGTCTATGCCTGTATCAGCAGTATCGGTGTAGTTCTTCCGGATAGCCCGGTTGGTGTATGGTATTTCCTTATAAGTTTTGAATACGCCATACATAAGTCCCACCATCGGGGTGGGATTTTGCATGTATTGCGTCTCAAAGGTAAAAGGGTTTATTTTATTAAGGTGGTGCAATTCATTTAGCGTATGCTTGAAATCCCATAGAGGCACTTCCTTCCCATTCGCTTCATTCTCTATGGCAGGCAGTGAGAGGACAGTCCATTCGCCGGGTTCTGTCTTCATAAGATAACCGCACAAGTCGTTTTCATGCAGCCGTTGCATGATGATAATAATAGGTGTGTTCCTGCTGTTTACACGGTTACGTATGGTTGTTTCAAACCGCTGGTTGATTTTCTCTCTCTTTACATCAGATAGAGCGTCTTCCGGTTTGATTGGATCGTCTATCACAATAGCACCGGCAAATTTTGTTCCTTTTGATATGCTGTCTATTTCCGCCCCTATTTCCTTATCATCTATATCGTCTACCTCTCCGGCGCCAAACCCCGTTATCTGCCCGCCTGTTGATACGGCATATACACCACCGCCAGCAGTGGTATTCCATTTCTTCTTACTATCCGTACCTCGCTTTATCTGAACATACGGAAATAGCCGCTGATACTCTTCCGATTTAACGATGTCCCTTATCTCTTCTGAATTATCATGGGCTAAATCGTCAGAGTATGAAAGGTGGATGAATTTGGAAGAAGGGTTGAGCGCCAGCCCGTAAGATATGAAGTTTTTTACAGCCAGTTCCGTCTTCCCATAACGTGGTGCAATATTGATTATCAGCTTTCGGATTTTTCCGGAAATGACATCATCCAGCGCATTGCATATACGTTTGTGATGCCTGCTTACCACAAATTTGCGCCCTGTTTTACTTTTAAAGAAAAATTTTGTGTAATTGAGAACGCCCGACATACAAAATGCTTGTAGATACCGTACACCGTCCATCATAGCTTTTCTATCAGTTTCTTTGCTTCCTCGACACTTATAGGTTTGCTGGTATTCATCTCTATTTCGGTGGGTTCATCAAATCCGAGCATCTTACATATACGCTCAATAGCCTTTATCTTATCATAAAGTTCTATCTTCACATATTCAACATCTACAATCTCCGGGTTATCACTTGTTCCGACATTCTTTTTCAATATTTTGGTTGAAATGCTTTTTATGGCTGATTTCTCTTTGTCAGAGAGTTCATCAAATTCTTTACGCTCTATCCATGTATTGTGCATGCTGGCAATGGATGAGAAAGCTATACCGGACAATTCTTGCAAAATGCGTTCTTTGGTTATGTCTGACTTGTTTTTTTGTTCTTCCTGCAACTCTTTGACCCTTTGGGCTACCTTTGGGTTGGACAACAACTTACAAGATTCTTCCCACACTTGTTTATCTTTCATCTTCTCGCACGAATAGGCACGACGATAGGCATCGGAAGTATTACCGCTTTCGATGTAGTAGTTGCAAAAATTCTCTTGTTTGATTGTAAGTCCTTTCATGTCTTTTCGTTAGTATGGGAAGCATGCCACTTGACATGCTTTTGCAAAGATAATAAATCATTACCAATAATCCTACTTTTTTACATTTATAAATTATTAGTGATATTCACATAATCAATAACCTTACGATTGGCTTCGTCCACCTTCCGCATATCGAATCGGATATAGATGTCGGTCGTAGTACTGTTCGCCCAGCTATGCCCAAGTGCATGGGCTATTACTTCCTTTGGAATATCAAGTTCCGCCGCTATTGTAGCCCAAGTATGGCGGCTCCAGTATGAGGACAAATCAGGGAATAGGGGATTTCTGCTCTTTTTCCCGCCCAATCCTTTCCTCTCTGTCTCTCCAATCTGTTTTAACCCTATTCCCATACGATGCAGGAAATCCTTGTAATTTCCGTATTCGTCCATTATATTAAGAAGATAATCCTTCCCTTTGTATTTCTCGATTATAGCCTGCGCTTCCGGTTCCACTTTTATACTGTATAATTTCCCCGTCTTAGCCCTTTTATATTCAAAACGGCCATTTACCAATGCGGAATGTTTTGCGTTGAACAAATCGGCTGCATTTACCCCTATAAGGTAAAACATGAGCATGAACATATCCCTATATCTAATCTGGTATTCCTCACATGGATAATCTCTCAATAACCTAAGTTGCTCTGCTGTAAGACTACGTTTCCGGGTTTCCTCTTTCTTTATTGAAAATCTTCTGAATGGATACAATGTTGTGTACTCCTCATCAATGGCGTAGTTGAATACACTACGTATGTTCCGTAAATGAATAGCGTAGGCATTAACCTTCATCGTCTTTGCCATCCACGCTTCAAAGTTTTCCAGCCATGATTTATCCATGCTCTCAAAAGTACAATGACTATCGTATTCCTCAATCTTGTTTCTTGTGGTTGCATATATAGACTTAGTCCCCTGATTGGTTTTCTTGGAAACGAATTCATCAAGATAATAGAGAAACGTTTTTTGATTTTCAACCTTGCTACTTATAGCGTCCTCTATCAACTTCTTCAACGTTTTGTCTGTAGTTGATTTCAACTTTCCTTGTTGCTCTAAAGTAAATATTACCATTTCCGCCTTATTGATTATTTCACGAGCGACTATATTTCTCGGCTTGTAATTCCGTGCACGTGCGGAATATTCGTTCCCGTTCCATTCTGTTTCCAATGCGCTTAACTGCGTGGCTATCACCATTCGTTTGTTATGGGACACATTCAACTTTATAGGATAAGTACCATCATTTTTTTGCCTTCTTTTGTCAAGGAAGAATTTAACTGTTGCCAT